TAATTATAACTTGATTGGGGCTGAAAAGAAAATGGAAAAAAAATACTATTATGGAAATGCTATTAGTGATTATGGAATTGAGCACGGCTATGTTGACTATGCAACACTTGCAAAATGTTTCGATGCTGTATTGAATAACGACATCATGCAATTGACATATGATATAGGTTCATGGGAGCAAGTTAACGGCATTGTTGACAACACGGACGAGATAGAAGAGTTAGAAGAAAAACGAGACGAGTTAGAAGAGCAAAACGAAAATAACCCATCAAAAATTATTGAAAATGAAATAAATGAAATAAATGAACAAATAGAAGAACTTGAAAGCGAGCAAGACGACGAGCCAGAAATTTATCAGTGGTATATAATTGATGATTTGGGCGCTAGGCTGCTACAACAAGAAACAAACGAAATTGTATATTATAATGAATCGCTTGATATGCATTTGTGGGGTATAACACATTATGGTACAGCATGGGACTATGTTTTGACTAGCGTTGCAATTGAAAATGAAATGGAGTGAAAAGAAAATGAATAAAATATATATGAAAGATATTAAAAAACTATGTAATTGTATAGTCGGTTTGAGTTGCCAAACCATACGAACGAGCGAAAAAAACGCATTCAACAATGGATATATATATGCATGTACGATATATCCGTACGGCAATTGTATTACATTTCGATTCATTGAAAATGATCATAGAACTTTTAATTCACACTCGAAAAAGTTTATGTTTGAGCAACTCTTAAGATATTATAAAAAAGGCATAAATAATTGGATTGAATTATATAATAATGATTGTTTTAAAACTAAAAGAGAAAAAAAGAGAATTAATTATTATATTAATAAATTAAATGAATTTGAAAGGCTACTAAATGATTGATCAGTTAACGACTATACTTGTGTTTATATTACTTCTTGCGTTTATATTTAAATATTGGATTTGGATTATATTATTGTTTATTGCATTATTTATTATCATTTATTTGTTATGCTAGTTAAAATATTAAATGTTTAACTAGCTTTTTTATTGTCTTTTTTTCTTCTCTTCGCTGCTAAAACTGTTTACATGATCTAGAAATAAATTGTTTATGAAATAAAGACATAAATATATATGCTGTTGTGGTCTGGTTTGAAAAACGCAACAGGAATTGACGACTCTACACACCCCATGCCTTCCCTCTCGACCAAACCACATTTTTTACACCTAGCACTATACACAACAGAGTGCTAACACGAATAATTACTAACACAAACCACCCCCTTTTTTAGATAAAAATTTTTGGAAAACGAAAATTCGAGTTTTGAAAAAAATGAGTTCATGTATTTTTGCGAGGGGTAAGCGAGGGGTAAGAGAATAGTAGACGAGGGGTAAAAACGTCCTCAATAAAATCATTTATAATGTAGGGAGGTAGAGAAAGAGAGGATGAGAGTATGCCAAGGGCAAAGAGTGTTTCAGAATTAAAGCGTGAGGATGAAGCTAAGAGATTCTTTGACGAGTATTCAAAGAGTGGGAATATTACGAAGTCCATGCAAAAGATTCGTCCTGATTTAAGCGATAAGAGTGCTTATAACAAGGGATATAAGATATTAAACAGTCCTTTATTTAGGAATGTCATACATGAGAGGGTAAAAAAGAGAGATCAAAGAAGTGTTATGACAGTAGAGCAACGTAGACAATGGCTTAGTGATAATATTCAAGACGAAGAAAAGGACATGAAAGACAGATTAGGGTGCTTAAAAGAGCTAAATAGAATGGATGGCATTGGAAAGAGCAATATTTTAAATGTTGGAAGTGTAAATAATATTACTGTTGAGCAGAAAAGAGCGATTGCAGAGGAAAGAATCAACGATATATTAGGAATCAACATGGGAAGTGAATTTTTAGATGCCGAGGTAATAGAACACGAGGAGGATGGAAACAGTGAAGAAACAGACTCTTAGTGTTACGGAACAGTATTCTAAGGATGTAGAGGACTTAAAGGAAGCTAAAGTTATTAATAAGAGCCAAGAAGAAGTTGTTAGATTGTTGAAAGGAGCTACCCCGAAGTATAAATTAAAGAATTGGACGAGAGGATATATCCCCGAACATTACAAACGACTAAATATTTCTAGACAAGAAGCTTTTAGACTTGCGGTTATCGGTGCAAGAGAGGCTTTGACATATTTTCAAGTCAATCTTCACTTTACGCAAGCTATGTTGTTCGGTGCGGTTGTAGAGGGTTACGATACAATCTATGCAATTACTACTTCTCAGTACGGAAAAAGCTGGACTTTAGGTATGATTGCTATTTATCGTGCTTATAAAGGACATCAAGTACGAATTGCGGCCGCAACAGGAGAAACCGCTACTATCATCATGTCCAAAGTAATTGGACATTTACAAAATGCAGACGAGTCTATTCAGAGTTCTGTATTAGATTCAGGAAACAAGATTGAGAAATTGCAGACTTCTACTTCCAAGACTAAGATTTCATTTAAAGGCGGAGGATGTGTAGAAATCGTTACATTAGGTGGAAACAGTGTAGACCCGAAGAAAAACAACAACGCTATCGGTAAGGGTGGAGATTATATTATTGACGAAGCGGCCCAAGTCAGTGAAGATGCGTATGCCGAGATAGGACGAAGGGAATTTTCAAGTGTTGACGGTTCAAAAGAGCTTGAGATTGCTATTTCCAACCCCCACAAACGAGGCGAGTTCTACGATTGCATGACAAACGAGAAATACCCCGAAGGAACATTAGTTGTTTGGATGGATGTCCGTACTGCTTACGAAGAAGATCGTATGAAAAGTGCATCTCAGATACTAAATTCTCACTTTTATAAGAATAGAAGTACTTGCCAACGCTATTTAGTGTGCGAATTAGAGGAATTTTCAGACGAAAGTATGTTCAAAACCATGACTTTAGACGACGATAAAGCCGATAATTCTTATAAAAAGCGTTTTTTCCTAGGTATTGACTCGGCTTATACAGGTAAGGATGGTATAGATGTTGCTTTATGCTCTCAAAACAGATACGGAAACTGTAAAATCGAGACAATTTACAATCTTAAAGAGGGTGTTTGGGTGCAAGGAGTCACATCCGAGAAGATTATTACCAAGATTGTTAAGATTATTGAGACATTAAACATCAAATATGTTTGTGTTGACGTTGGTTTCGGTACATGGTTGACCGAAGGATTGTCAAAATACTCGGATAAGCTAGGATTTATCCTTGAGGGTGTCAATTTCCAAGGAGGGCCAACAAAAACACGTATCAAGGCAAGACATTACAGTGCGGTATATGCCTTCAATCTAAGAGCGGAAATGTATTTAGACTTTCAGCAGCTAATGGACAGTAAGAAATTGACTTTCACAACGGAAGTTGCCAAAAGATTGAAGCCTGAATTGCTTGCTACAAGGACTGTATCGAAGAACAATAAGAAGATAGCCATTATTCCTAAGGAAGAGATAAAACAACGCTTAGGACACTCTCCTGATGCCCTAGATTCCTCGGTACTTTCTGTCCGCAGTTGTTTAATGTATAATCTAAGCAGTGAAATACTTGCGTATGCAGAGAACGATTAGGAGGTGCTAATTTGAGTCGAAGAACAAAGAAAAGACAAAAGGATAGAGTTAAACTAGCATCCAATACCTATGTGTCACCTAACATTTCGCACAATATTCACAGTTCTAATGCAGAAACCGAAGCCGAAAAGGTAATGGAAGCTATGTTAAACTGCAATTCAGATTGCATCAACGGATTTATAAAGACAAACTTTAAGAATCAGTTTGATGAGATTGATTGGATGATAGACAATCTACCAACGCTACCATATGTTATCGGTAAGGTTATTGACTTTATATTCTCAAATGGAATCACAACGGGTGATGAGAATTTAGACAAGAATGTTCTTATGCCATTCCTTTATAGACACAATGTACAAGGTGTTACGAACTATTCTGTACTTCAAAATGCTATTATGCAGTCCTTATTGTACGGAAAATGTGGTATTCGTTGGCTAGACGAAGATAAAGGAATTGTTACAGAGAACTATCGCAACTATGTTTCTATCATGCGTGAAGATGATGAATATAAAGGCTTTAGAGTTCCTATCTGTTATGCTATGTCGGCAGACGATAAAGAACCTATCTCATTAGGAACAAAGGAAATCGACTTTGATGAAGCGTTATTCCTTAAAACAGGCAAATTAATGTCAAAAGACGGAACAATCATTGTAGAGATTCCTGATAATTTCTGCAATCTTAGAAACGGAACAGACCATGAGAACGGATTATCGTGTTTATTGCGTGATAAACAACGTCTAAAACTATTAGGTGCGGTTTACGAGCGTTTGAACTACGATATTCAGTATGATGGCCCAGGACGTTTGATTTTTTGGCTAAAAGACGGATTTGCCAAGGGAGATACGATTGATTTATCGGCTTCCCAAGTTCTAGACGAATCATCAAGTTCTAAAGCAGACAGAGCCGACAAAGCAAGAATTGAAGCTAAACGTTTAGGTCAGGAAATCAGAAATTCAAAATCAGACAATGTAATCCTTGCAAGCTCTATTTTCGATAAGATGGATCACTTGCCTCGTGTTACAAAAGGTACAGAGTTCTTAGAATACCTTCAAATGAAGGAAGGTTCTATTATTTGTCAGTGTTTCGGACTTACTCCTGAATTAATTGGTTTAGGGGATGTATCAGGAAACGTATCTATGGAAAGAATCATAGATAATGCCATGACAAATACAATCGTACCAATGCGAGAAAGGTTCGCCACTCAGATTTCTCCTATGTTAAGTGAGAAATTAGGTGTGCCAAAGGTTTATTTTGATAAATACGAGTTGAAAGAACAACAAGACAAGTCTGCAAAGACATATAAATTGGCCTTGTCAGTTACTCAAATCGTAGGCGCTATTGTCAACGGAGCAGAAGCGTTAGACAAGAGCACAAAGAATTACATGATGGAATCAGTTACTAGAATGATGGATTCTATCGAGAAAACGCTATAGCGAGAGGAGAAAATAAAATGGAAATGGATATTTTAAAAAGTATCTTATCTGAAAATGAGGTAACACCCCTAGGAAGTTTGAATGGGACTCCGTTATATTCATTTGAAGATGCACAGAGAATCAACAAAATTGGATTGGTAAAAGAGAAAATCCAAGGTAAAGAGGTTGAATTTGGTGAAAGACCTATGCGACCTGATGGATTAGGGTATTTGGAAACAAAAGCCAATGCAATTGCAGTTCCAACTTCTTTCTTTGAGAACAGATACAGAAAAGTAGAAATCGTAAAAACTGTTGCCAATGAAAAAACAAAGAAGGAAGAAACTGTTAAAGATGTATATTACGAAGTCGTAACAGACTACAGAGCTTGCAAAGAACAGGCTAGTGGACGTGTATATACAACTACAATTCCTGTATATCAGATTGGCGCTAAGAAAGATTCAAAAGGAAATGCCGATTTATTCTTAATTGGCCGAAGAAATATTTCAGATACAGACTTTATCAACGAGTTCAAAGGTAAATTGAACAAAGAATCAATGGTCAAGATTCTTAAATTGATTGGTAATAACCCAACAGAACAAGTAGAAGATACATTAGAGTTTTAATTAGAAGTAAAAAGTAGAAAAAAACAAGGCAATATTTGGAAATAAACAAAAGGTATAAACAGTTTTCACTGTCTATATAGATTTTTGCATATTTCGAGGTATTGCCTTTTTATATGCAAAGCAACGAAAGGAGATACATAAATGTCAATTAAACGTAGTTTCACTGTAAAAATCACTTTTAAAGAAGGGTACGGAAACCCTATCACTTTAGAAGGAAAAGATGCAACTGCTTTTAACACTGCTTGGCATAACAAATTGAATGACCAAGACGGAGCTATTGGATTTGAATGGCCAGTTATTACAAAAACAGAGGAAGAACCTCCAAAAACAGTAACAACTTATACTTCATTCTTATTCTGCAATGTAGCAAAAGTAGAACGCTCAGAACAAACAGAAACAAAGTATACAGACGATCAATGCCATGATGCTTAGAAGGAGAGACCATGCAAAACAACGTACAAACTATTAACGGTGTTACTTGGTTCGATTCCCTAGAAGAAAGAAATGCTTTCTTAAAGCAAAATGGTAGACATGAGTTCGCATTGGAAGAAGCAGCAAAGAACGCAAAACAGTATTTGAAACTTCTTGATGTTATAGAAGAAAAAACGCAAATTGACGTTTATTCAAGATTAGATAGCGGTACTTTGCTATACGGATATGTAGTTCTAGAGCCTAAGAAGAAATATAAGATTCCCGAAGATAAAGTTTTGTTAGAAGCACTTAGAAACAAAACTATTCAAAAAAGATATGATTCCACAATGGAAGAAATATTAAAAGGAGCAAAGATTCCATACGAAGTCAAGAAGTGTAATTCATGTGGTGGAAGGATTCAGAAATTGTTCTATAAACCCGTAATCGTAGTAGAAACGGAGACTAAGAAATAATGCCACAAAAGAAAAGAGTTCCAACATATGTAGAAAGCATTAAAGATAGCCTTGATCGCAGAAAAAAAGGAAAAGCATTTTATGACAATGCAATCACTTTATCTAGCGTAGATAAAGAAAACCATTATGTCAGTGTGAACCTATCCTCAGGGTACGTAGAAAACAAGCCTACACGTCTTATTGACGAGGGGGCAATAACATATGAGGGTGGAGATGATATTCGTCTATACATCAAGAAAGGGGCAGTACAAGCGTTCTACGATAGCTTGAGTTCTGATTATGTAGGATATATCAACTTAGCTCACATTGACATTACATCACTCCCTTTAAATTTAGGTACATGGACTAAAGATGATTTAACGGTTGTCGATATTGGGGATGGAAGAAAAGGTCTTGATGTAAACGTCAAACTAAACAGGGAATTGCACATAGTGCAAGATTTATTGAAGCAAGAAATACCATTGAGTATTAGTGCAGAACTGAGAGGGACACTCGATTTTGAATCGTCATTTAAATTTAATGCACCTTTCTACAACGAAATCGAGATTTCTGGTTTCTCAGTTGTTGCAAATCCAGCCAATGTAAACAGTACAGGCGAAAATTTAAACAGTAAAGGAGACTCAGAAATGAACCTATGGGAAAAGATTTTAAAGTTGAGTTCTGAAAATAAAGAAGAAAAGAAGAACGAAGCTTTAGAAAACAAAGAGGAAGAAAAAGAAGAAAAAGAACCTTCTAAAGAAGAAAAAACACCTGAAAGCAAAGCAGAAGGAACAGAAAACAAAGAAGAAGCTAAAAAAGGCGAAGAAACATTAGAAACTGTTGAAATGTCTAAGGACGACATGGAAAAAATCAACAAATTCATGGATGCTTTTGAAGCTTTAAGTGCAAAAGTTGAAGCATTAGAACAAGAAAATGCCGAATTGAAAGAAAAATTAAAAAATTCTAAGAAAGAAAAAACAGAATTTGAAAAGAAAGCAGAAAGTACATTAGACAGATTGTCTAGTTTGATCTCAGGACAAGCTAACGATAAAGAAAAGAAAGAAGAAAAATTAGCTTCAACTTCTAAAGTTAGCGGAGATATGTGGGGATAGGAGGTAAACCATGTTAGATTTATTATTTACAAATCCTGATAACACATTATTAGAAAAAATGGCAGTTACACCAGGAATGGTAGAACGTCTAAGTTCTAATATCGAGGATTTAACATCATTCTCAAGAGCTTATATTGATTATGAAAAAGCAAGACAGAATTTAGCAGCAAGTTCTACTAAATCAAATGCAGGAACAGTTGGTATCGGTACTGATTATTCAGATAACTCACCAGCCAATCCATTCCAAAACGTGTTCCCATTAGTTTCTTGGTTAATGAACACACCAGCTTCACGTAAGATGCAAGGTGCTATGAACCGAGGAGCATGGAGCGTTACAAAAAAAGAAGATGGCAAATTCTATATTCAGTTGCCATTCACATACGGAACAACAGAACCTAAATCAACACAAGGTGAATGTTGCTGGGTTCCATTAGATTTAGCTAAATGCGGTAGCAATGCACCATTAGCATTATTGTGTTTAAAGAGCTGCGAGCCTATTATGGATAGCTTGGTAAATGAAACACGTAAAATCAAAGCTAATGACATGGTTTGCTACTTCCAACGTGAAGGAGAAACTATTAAAGAAGCTCAGAAACGTATGGATTTAATTTCAATGGCATACTTCACTGCTATTAACGTAATCTTAGGGACAATGTCTACAGGTACTCCTACATTGAAACCTTTCCATGGATTATTGGAAGTAATGGAAAATAAAGCAGTTATCAAAATTGTAGGTACAAACGTATTATCTGCATTTGATTCAGTTGGTTTACGTTTGGCAGCTTTAGGAGATGGCGATTACAAATTCGCTTGTCACCCATTGGTACTTGAAGGTATCAAATCTGTTATTGTTCCAGGTAAATTCAACGGAGAATACCCTGATGGATGGACTCGCAATAAAGAAACAGGCGAAGTTGCGTATAAAGGGCATGGATTTATCGCAGATAAATTAGTTCCATGCGACATCACAAAAGGTACAGGTGATGTATGGGTATTAGAAGGAAATACAGTAGGTTTGGTAATGGGAACTACTTTCCAACCATCTGAAAAATTCCAACGTCATACATTCGGTGCTACAGATACACCATCTGAAGGATGCGGTACTCAATGTGATTACTACTACAACTTTGGATGTGCATTTGGAACTGATGCAAACCGATTAATGGTAATCCAAGGTATCCCAATGTCAGCAGCTACATTAGGAGATACATTAAACGGATTAGACCTTGTATTAAAACCAACAACTATCGTACCAATCAATATTGGTGAATAATGTACGAAAAAATTGTCGAACAATTGAAAAATTATTGTTCGTGCATAAAGGAAAGCGATTTAGAAGCAGATAAGCTTGAAAAGAATGTTGGAGAACTAATTGATTTAATTAGTACCATCACTTGTTGGAAAAACCATCCATGTGAGACTTTCCTCTCATCTCAAAGAGAGGAAGTCTTTGATGTTGGTGAATTTAAGAAATGTGGATGCGATTCAGGGATTGTACGCATACCGCTATTCTATCCAATGATTGACCCAACAACGATTGAAGTATCTGTTATCACTAGAGAAAGAATTACATTTACTACTCACAAACTAGAAGTTGATAAAGATTTTTCTTATAACCCATACGACAGTATCGTGTACGTTGATTTATCTAATATCGACTACAAAGATGTGTGCAATTGTGGATGTGATGAATTATCTAAGATCGTTGTCAGTTATGTAGCTGGATATGAAACGATACCAGAATGTCTATTGCCTGTATTCTGCGACTTCCTACAATTCGTTATCGCAATGAATAGATGCGAATGTGGTTGTAGCACGTGTGAAGAAACAGATGGTAGTGATGTTCTTATTTCAGAAGAAAATTCTGATGCTCAGATTTCTATTAGTATGTATGTTCGTGAACATATTACAAAAGCGTATTCTGAACAGTTAGGTATCTTATCAGTATGTAATTCAAAAGACATATGGGTTGGTGATGTTGTGTGAGAATCAAATATATTGGAATGAAAAGTTCCACAAAGAAAAACGGATGCCCCGTATGCGGTGCGAAAGCCAAATCAAACACATCTTATGAATATTCAAAACGTATGTGTTTGCCTAGTGGCCTAGTAAAAATCTTCCTTATGAACAAAGTTGAGGAAGTATCGTATGAAGATGGTGTATTCCTAAAAGGATTTAAATACGTCTATGGAGGCAAACTTTATTACCCCTTTATCGAGGTATAGGAAATGCTAAAAGGCCTCTTAGAAGATGTTATAGAAGCGTGTGAAGAAGATTTTGAAGGATTGGCTAGTGAATTAGAAGAAACTATGCGAGAAGAAGCTCCAAGAGGGAGTAGATTCTATGCTCAAGAAATGACAAGTATGCCATGGAATGAATATAGGCCAGGTGCTTTAAAAGATTCAATCACGAAAGAAAAAGTATCTAATACCGAATATCTAATCGGTGTAGATGCAGACAAACTAGAAAAAGATTCTAGAAACCCTTCTCACGTTGATTACTCCCCAATGGTACAGAATGGAACTAAACGTGTTTACACATTAGTTCGTAAACATGGAGGGTCATTCGTTTGGGTAGATGAAATGGGAAAGAAACACTTTGCAAGCAAAATTAAGATGCCACCTAGAAAGGCAAATGATTTTGTTGCTAGAGCGGTATCTAGATTTGATGCAAAAGTTAAATAAAGGAGATTAAAAATGGAAGAAAAAGTTGTAAAAGCTAAAAAGACTCCTGAACAGAAAGTAGATGTTCAAGCATTTGTTTCACGCAAATTAAACGCTTTAAATCAATTAGGTGGTGCTAAAGCAGAACGTGCTATGGAGCGTGTACTAAAAGCTACAATGGGAGGGCAAAAATAATGTCTAACTGCAACATTAACAAAATCATTAGTGACAAAGTAAGTGTCTCTAAATTAAATAAAACTCAAGAAATTGATATTACTATCATGAGTGATATTGATTCTTGTTTAAAAATCAATACTCGTAAATTTGAAAAGATTACAGGTACTTCTAGTGCTTATACATCACGTACTATCGCACCTGATTTAATCAACGTTTGTGAATCATTCGGATGTAAGAATACAGGTACATTGTTCATCACTTCTAAAGAAACGGATGCAGAAGGTGGAGAAGGAAACAAAGTACACACAAGTGGTGCGGTATTTAAAGCATTGAAAAATGCATTAGACTTTGCAGCAGGTGTTGTTTACTACTACGTAAATGTTCCTCAAGCAGGTACTTACACAATCACAACAAAGATTTCGGATGTTTTAGATCATGAAATGACTAATGCAGATGAATACACAACTACTTTAAAAGCAGATAAAGAAGGGTTCTACCCTGTACAGATTGACTTATCTACTGTTCCAACAAAAACAAGTGGAACAAGTGGAAAAGGATGGGAAGCAAGTACATCAGGTGTCCGTTTAAGTATTGAAGTAGCATTAACAGATAAATCAGCAGATAGTATCTTGATTGGTATTTCTTCAATTTCTTTCTTTGAAGAATTTGCAGACTTAGATTCTAACAACGATATTAAAATAAGCTGCTTATCAGGATTTGATGGTGACGATACTGTAGACCCTGTAGATACAAGTTGCTTTGACGATTCTTATGATGATGATTCTGCTTCTATTGAGCGTTCATTTACAGGTACTCAATTAACATCTAACTACTTAACTATGAACCCATTCATTGGCAAGGGAGATAAATCTCAAGGCTTTATGATGCGTACTCAGGAAGTGGTTATTGAAGAAGATAAAGAACATCCTGAATATGGTTCAATTCATATTGCAGACCACTATGTTGATGAATGTGGATTTATCTATGCAGCATTGAGTGACCAATGCAATATCACAGATTCTACTTTGAACCGAATCAACACTCCATTGTTGGCTAACTTAGATGAGTCTCAATACCAAGTATTGAACAGTAAAATCAATCCAAGTTTAGATATTGAAGGTTCAAAGATTTACTTCAACAAAAACTTAGTAGGTAAAACATTGAAGATTTCTTATCCAATGACTGTTGATGTATTGCAACACTATGTAGCAAACAACGATAGCTTAAAGAATAAGAGAGCTAAAGTTACAATCACTCGTTATAGAAGTGATGGAACTGCGGAAGTATTTATTTACCACAATGCAAAAATTACTTCATTCCCAATGGGTATCCCTGATGACGGAGCGTTTGAATTTAGTTTAGCGTTCAAGAAAGATACTCGTGGAAACTGGTATGAAGTATATGTAGTAAACAAAGCTAACGCTAATTTATAGAAATTGAGAGGCAAATGAGATGGAAGAACAAAAGATTTTAGAACCAACACAGTTAAATGCCATGATTGAAAAGTTAAAAGTAGCTCGTGAGGATGATACTCCTCACGCAGTCTATGGCAATGGTGGTGAAATTGCAGTTGTTGGTGATGCAAATAAGACAGATGTTAAAACAATTGATATTGAAGTGAATTTTAGATTCACTGAAAAAGAAATCGAAGAACATAAAATTGATGTTCCTGAGAATGCTAAAAGAGTAGGGCAATACGTTATGTTCGATAAGAAGTTTGAAAATCTAACATTATCTCCTAGACAAGATGTGAAGATGGTAGAAGCTTTAATCGAAGTAAAACCATTGTTATTGGATGCAGAACAAATCCTAGACCCATATAAAGAAAAATTCCAAGAAATTGAGGAATACTACGGTCACAAATTCATTGAAGGAAAAGATGGAATCGTTACAACAGATGCAGATGATGAAGAAGTGAACAAGACTATGGTTCAGATTTATGAAGCGTATATGAATGAAGCGAATGAACAGATTTTCCATTTATACGCTCAATCCTCTACAAATTTAGTTGATGGACTTTATAAAGTTGTTGCAATTTTCTTAGGATTAGATGAATTTTATGAAGATCACATGATGCAATATTCAGTTTTAACTTGCATGATTAGCCTAATTATCAAATATCCTGAATTATTTAATGAGGCAGAAACAGTTTTTATCAAATAATTGATAAGGGGGATGATAAAAAGGATTCGGTAAAAAAAGCAAAGTCTTATGTTGCAGAACTAAATCTTTATTCAACCATGGCTCATTATGTCGGTAAAATTCTAAAAATACGCCCCAATGAGATATTAGACCATTGGGGTGTTTCTGAATTAGTTGTAGCCTTTGGGTACTACGCAAATCTACAAAGCGATAAAACATGGAATGAAATTAACGAGGCAAATAAAAATTCTAAGAAGAAAATACCTCAGATTGACAGATATGCGGTTCATTTCATGCAGAAAACAGATTTAGCGAAGGAGTCCGAAGATGTCAGTACGTGAAGTCGGTGCTAGGTTAGTCCTTGACATTAAGGATGCCGAAGCAAAGATAAAACAACTTGAAAAAGAGTTAAAAGATATTGAAAAGGCAAAGCTCAAATTTGATGCTAACACCAATGAATTAGAAAAAATTAAGGCAAGATTAGAAGAAATCAAAAAAGAAAAGGAAGCTTTGGAAAGACAAAAACTTTCTTTAAAAGTTGATTTGGATAATCTAGCTAATTTCAAGAATCAATTATTGGATGTTAAAGAGGATATTAGTGAACTTAAAAAAGAGCTATTAGCCTTGAGTAATAAAAAGCTTTCTATTGATATTGATTTAAAAGCAAATGCCAATGAAATTCATGATGTCATTAACGATATGACACTAGGCGAAAACGATAAAAGTGTTAAGCTTAAAGACCTATACAGTGCACGTGAAGCTCTCAAATACGATATGCGAGAAGTTGGCATTGAAATTGATGAAGTTCAAAAGAAAATTAACAATCTTAACAAAGAAAAAATTAAGATTGAAGCGAACATCAGTGAATTAAATGATGCTCAAAAATTGGTTGATGAGATTGATAATTCAATCGCAGATTTAGACAAAGAAAAAATAAAATTAGAAGCAGATTCTTCTAAGTTAGAAGATACAAATAAAAAGCTAGACGAAACCGTTGAAAAAGAGAATGATGTAAGAAACACAAAAGCGGATATTGAGTCACAAGTTATCGGATATCAAGATAGTTTGAATAAACTAAACAATCTTCAAAACGCTGCTAAAGCCTTGAAAACTGCTAGTAAGATTACATTTGATGTTGGAAATAAGATGTCAAATCTAGGCTCTAGTATGTTGAATATCGCTAAGAATTTCCAAAATAACCCAATAGGAGATATTGGACGATTCTTAGTACAAGGTGTTGGTTATTCTAGTTTGTATAGATTGGTTTCAAGTGCACAAAATGCAATGGGTGATGCATTTTCAAAAGGTGTTCAAAGATACGATACAATCAAAGTTGCGAAAAGAACATTGTCCACTGTAGTAGGCGATGTAGGCGATTCTACAACTAAAATACAAAAGATGATTGATAACCTAGATGAAAGCATTTTGGGCCTACCAACCACCTTAGATGATGCTCTAAGCCATGTTACGAGATTTACTTCAATCAATCATGATTTAGATAGGTCTCAAAAGCTATTCTCGGCAATTAATGATTCCATTTTGACATTTGGCGGTGATTCTGAGGGAGTAAACAATGCGGTTACTCAGTATTCTCAAATCATGGGTTCTAAAATGGATGCTCGTACATTGAGATCAATGGAAGATGCAGGTATGACACCAGCCTTAACTGCTATTGCAAAGAAATTTAATATGTCATTTGCAGAGTTTAGAGAAGCATTTACAGGTTCAAATCCAACTATTTCATTACAACAATTTGAGGATGCTCTGATTGAATTGGATGAAAAAGGCGGCGGTGGCCTAAATTCGTTGGCAACTATGGTTAAATCATCTGTAGCCACAATTGGTAATGCTTTTGACTTAATCCCTAAGAGATTTAGTAAAGCCGAAGAAAAGTGGTTAGGTGCATTAGATGAGGTTTCAACAGAATTGACGGGAGCTACAATCTACGGAAATATCTACAAACTTTCTCAAAAAGTTGAAGGCTTAGGAGATATAGGGGCGAACTTCATTAGAAGCCATAAAAAAGAGATTGGCGAAGGTATAGACTTCATTAAAACGAAATTCACTGAATTATGGAGTGTTTTAAAAACATTCAGCTTCAAAGATTTTGTTGGTGGATTTAAACAAGGATTAGGAGATTTCCAAGGAGCGATTGATTTCTTCAAGCCTATTCTTGGCGATTTCTATGATTTTGCAAAAGAAAAAATCACTGAAATGGGAGATGGAAGCTTTTCTAAAGGATTAGGACGTTTCGTATCAGACTACATCCAAATTGGTATTGGATTAAAGTATGCTGGTAAGTTAATGAAACTCGGAAGTGGTGGAATTAGTCTTTTAGGAGATTTAGTAAACGTTGCTTCAAAATTCCAAGGAAAAAGTTTCAATATTCCTTTCCTAGGAAAACTAGGAAGTAAATTCAGTTCTATTAAAGATGTATTCAAGAGTTCAGATGAGATTACTGCTGCGACAGGTACTCCAAAAACTTTTGATGCAGAAGGATTTAAAAATAAATTATCTTCATTAGCTATCATAGCTGGTGGGGCAGGAACAATTATTCTTTATTGCAAAGCTATAAAGGAAATTGAAAAGAATGTTCCAAATGACATTACAACATTGCCTATGCGATTAACAAATTTGTTCTCTGTAATGGGATTGATGATGGGAGCTAATACGATTAATGCAGGGGTTTCAAAAGCATTAGAAATGAACAATGCCTTAACAGGATTAGCAATGATGATTGGTCAAGGCGGAGCTTTATGGTTGTTTGCTAAAGCTATGCAAGAGCTAGATAAGACTATGCCTGATGGATTCGACACATTCAACGATAAGTTATTAGGTTTATTTGAATGTATAGGCTCTATGACACTTATTACAGGTATTCAAGGTGGTGCTGGTGTCCTAACGGGTGGAATCACTACATTGGCCCAAGTGTTAGGAATGATAACAACAACAGGACTAGCTGGTACGTTGATTGCTTGTGCTAAGGCTATGCAAGAAGTCGATAAGAATGTTCCTTCAAACACAAAAGGACTTAAAAAGAAAATCCAAGGAATTATGGATGTCATAGATATGTTTGAAGGCGGAGGAACATATTCTTCTTGGTGGAGTCAAGTTATTAAAAGTTCTGAGTCTTTATGGAAAAACATGGAGACTTGGAATATTACTAGGATTCTAAAGAAACTTGTTACTATTGGAGAATCAATTTCAAAAGTGCAAGGAATGAGCATTGATAGCAGTTCTTTCAACGATCAATTCAAAGATATTCAAGAGGTAATCAAGAATATTAATGATTTTGAGTTCCCAACAGTTAGTACTTCAAGTGCAACGAACATTGCAGATGCAAACAGTATCGTTAAGAACTATGCAACAATGGCTTCTAGTCTTTCTGAATTATCTAGCATTAATGCTAATTCGATAAATGTTGATAATTGTGTAAGCAATTTAAAGAATGTAGCTAGTGTTGTTCAAGAAATGAAGAAGATTGTATTCCCTGATGTTACAAAGAATATTAAATCTAATTTAAATGCTACAAATGCTCAAAATTTACTAGATACATTAAAGATTTTGGAACAGATTGTTCCTGAATTTGGAAACTTGCAAGCAGTAATGACAAGCAATCCTTTACCAAAGGCAGAGGATATTAAAAAGACAATTGAGAGTATTTCTCAAGCAATTGGATATATTTCTGTAGCTGGTGTTGGAACAGGAAAAGACAAGAATATGTTGTCTTATAACTTGAAACAAATACCTGATGCCGAGTTATTTAATAACGCACTAACGGCAATTACTACTTTAGGCAATATAATCCTTCAATTTGGTACTTTGAATGTTTATTCTGATGGATTTGATTTTGAATCGCTACGAGCAAACATCAAGGAAATTGGAGATGTAATAAATGATTTAGCAACTAACAAAGGATTGACAACAAATGCCAAAAATATTGGCAAAGTTGATACGACAGTCACTAAGCTAAAAACGATTTGTGATAACTTAAATTCTATCGTTGGATTAAATCTAGACTTTGTTAAGGTTGGAGAAGTCACAACAGGTATTCAAACATTCCTAAACAATGTTAAAGGATTGAAAGTTGGAGAAGCTACTACAGATGTTGTTACAGAAGTAAACTCAATCGTAACCTCCTTCCACAATATGGCAACAACTTTATCAAACATGAAGTCTGAATTTAATACCTCTGGTACAGATATGGCAAATGGAATTATTGAAGGTTTCAAAAGTATTGATATTGAAGGTTCGTTTGGAACTAAGATTGATAATGCTAAAGCTTCATTGAAGAAGAAAAGCTTCAAATCCGTAGGTAAGAAGTTTGGAAAAGATGTTGTGAGTGGATTCAGTGAAGGTATCTCTAATATGTCTAGTTCAATCTCTAATCAGATTACTATGATGTATGGATATTCAACACGATTCACAGATTTAGGACAATACTTAGGAAGTGCATTTAAAAATGCGTTCAACAATCAATCAGGAAGCATTAATACAGGCGGTACAACCACTCCTACAGTAAACAGAGGTAACGAATCAATAGGAAACAATATGAAGTTTGCTAAAGGTGGCCCAGTTTACTTAAAACGAGGCGGACAACCTGTCGTTATGAAGCCTAGTGGAACAGATACAGTACCAGCTATGTTGACTCCTGGTGAGTATGTAATGAAACGTAGTGCAGTTAAGAACGCAGGTCAAAGCTTCATGGATAAAGTAAATAACATGGATTTAAAAGGTGCGTTCAAAGAATTGTCTACTAGATATGGTTCTCATGTTGGAAGTGTTGTTAATAAGAATGTGACTATCAACAATAACGATAATCGTGTTACGAACAACAGTATCGCTTTCAACGAAGGAAACGAAAGAAGGCAGGCTATCAAAGTAGGTAGATGCTTGAGAGGTTTGGCATAATGACTTGTTATAACTTAAACCCATTAAAAACATACGTTCAGTTCAATGATCTTGTAATAGACAGTGCGGAGGAGATTTCCTCTGCCTCTCTAAAGCAAGATACAAAGACTGCAACACAAGAATATAGTTACGGACATGGTAGTTATGTAGCTTTCCAAAAGAATCAACAGTTTCTTACGGAAGGTGATTTGTCCTTAACATTGAATTTTAATTATGAACATTTTCATGATGAAGATAGAAGATTCCTACGTGACTATTTCAATTTGAATTTGCTTAAACCTGGAAGGTTATGGGCAATTCAAGATAACAAATTGATTTGGGCATGGGCCTATGTCACAGGATTTAGTGAAGATTACAAAAAATACCAAGGTTATCTATCAATGGATATTGATTTTAAACTTTGGGAAGGTGTATGGCATATTGCAGACACAAAGAAAACATTCTTAGTTCCTTATTCTGTATGTAATATCCTTGATTGTGAGGATTTCAGAGATGCTCAAGAGTGCTTATCGTGTTGTGTTACTTGCCCCCCTGATATGGAAACTTGCAATTCGTGTTTATGCGATTGTGGAGACATTACAAAGGAAACATCTTTATGCGTAATGGGAACTAAAGCATTGGAAGATTTTATGAATTGTGGCAATTCATACAAGATTGTCTATGATTGCATCAAAGGTGAACAAATTTTCGGTGATGATTTGATTAAGAACAAAATCTGTAAAAAAGATTATTGTGTTGAGTCAATTGCTGGAAGATTCTACAGTGGAACAGTATTAGATACCGATAAGGTCAAATTGATTCTAGATGGTAAATTCCAAAACCCTGAAATTGAAATCAACGGAAATAAAATGATGATTTTAGGTGAATATGATGGAATTTTAACACTTGATTCAAGTTGGAACTTATACTTTACTGCGGATGGATGTTGTGCATCAGAGGAAGTAGATTTAGATAATCTAGTGATCGAAGATGAATTTGGGTTCACAGTACATCATGGAATGAATAGATTAGTTGTCACAGGCTCATGTTGTAAGATGGCTTGTGTATATATAGATGTTGATGAACTTACAAATTAAGGAGGCTTGCAGTGGCGAATGTAAAAAGTTATTGCACTGCTTGTGGAAAGTTAAAAGATAGCAGTGCAGAGTTTATCCAAAATGGTGTTACAGATTCAATCTGTACGTCTTTAGGAAACGATACAGGCTTAAATCCTGATAATGGTAATAATACGTGTACAGACATGGAAAATGCCAATGATTGTCTTACAAAAGGCTTGTATGACATCATAGATGGATTTGATTTGTGTGATTGGAAATTATTCATGAGTCAATATGCCAACAATGATTACAACATGAAAGCAGCTATGATTTGTTGGATGTGTGGATTGCAAGACCAGTTGTATAATCTTCAACTTCAAAATTTGGCAATCGAAACGCAATATACTATTGAACAGTCTACACCTGGATTGAGCGTTGAAATTGACAGACAAGGTAATTTCACATTCAGATATTCAGATTGGATTCACACTAGTGATTACGAGAAAGTGGCGGACGGAGTTATTACAGGAAAAGTAGATTTCTGTATGAAGCCTAACAAAGATAAGAGTGCTACATACAAATTCAACAGTGTTACATTGAAACACTACTCTTATAAAATGACAGGAGTTCAAGCTGGTTCAGCTCCTACTGTTTCGATTCGTGTTCCTAATAAGAGTGGATCGTTGGTATATCAAAAAGCAACAAACGCTTCATTTGAAGAAGATATTAACAAAACAGTGGAATTAAGCATGAGTGGAACAGTAAAAGCTGGAGAAACAACGAATTGGTTGCAGTTCCTTTCTATTTATGTTGATTGGATAGAAGATGATGAAATATCTCTACACACTCGTTTTGTAAATGATAACAAGGTAAACTTCGTTATCTGTAGAGATTAGGAGGTACACATAAATGAATAAAGATGTTTGTTCTGCTTGCGATTCTTTGAAAGCTACAAGCAGTAATTTCATTCAAAAAGGTGTAACAGATGCTATTTGTGCAAATCTTAAAGCAAATCAAGGGTTTGAAAATAAGGGCCATAAAAACTGTACAGATATGCACGATATGAACGATTGCTTATTAGGTGGGTTGTTAGAAAAGATTGATACATATGATGTTTGTGATGTAAAAGAAGCTATCAAAGATTTGGAAAAGAATTTAATCAGTATCATGGATGTAATGATTTGTTCTGATTGTGGACAATGGGAAGAAATCGAAAAGCTATGGGCAGAAATCCAAAAGATTTGGAATGCTATCAGAGATTTACAAAATAAGGTCGGAAAATTTGAAGGCAGCATTGGAGATATGTACAGTGCGGTTGAAAAGATTCTTACAAATCTTAAAAACAGTGGAGCATGGAAACAAACAGGAGATACTGTATTTGAAGGAAAATTCAATGACGGAAGAAGCATTGCTACAGGTAATATCAATATCTTTGGTGGTACTCCTGATGGAAATTCATACATCCGTACTAATAACGGAAGTTCTGAGAATGATTTGGCTGGTGGTGTTTAATGGCATGGCAAAACTTTCACGGAGCTTACGATAACACAGGGCCATACGCAAACGTAGTATTAGGTGGAAATCCAGGCGATACCGCAGACTTTGGATTCCCACTTGCTACCGCCCATGCAAAAGGCTATGGAAAAGGTATCAACTTTTCAGATGATGGAAACTATGGTGTTACGTTCACATTAGATTTAGTTGGATATGGTGTAACGGATGCTGGTCAATATACAGGAAACGGAAAGTATGTACAGTATGGTGGAAGATACAACTATATTTTGATCATTAGTGTTTCTAACAACAACAAAGCATCATGGAGAGAGATTTACAATCAAGTAATATTCTCTCATGCCGATACATGGTCATTGGCTTATTCATCAGGTTGGGAAACAGTGGCACAAAATAGTCAATGGAGCGGTAAGCTACAACTTCCAACAGATACAACACACGTTAAAGTTGAATTAAGAGGTGAAGATGCTACATTCCCTTACGAGAATATATATTCTATTCAACAGGTTATCCCTGATTTCAGACCATGGGCAGTAAGAAAAGGTGGCATATTCTATTCGTTGGATAGAGCTACAGGATGGTTTAAAAAGAGAGTTAAAGACTCTTGGGTTACTATTGGCAAGTACAGTGCCGATAAAGCAAATAAAGAAAACCAAGGGTCAAGTAGAATTAGAAAAAATGGTAAATGGGTAGGACAAGGCAAAATTGGTAGTTAGGAGTAAACATGATTCCTTACTTTGAAATATTAGAATTTGGAAAAGTTAAGAAAAGATTTAGAGAGGCTTTAAGCACAATCAGCTTTTCAAACGAGTTGATGACAGTACCTGAAATGCAAATCACAATTCCTAACGAATACTACGATTTAATCTCAGGAAGAAAAGAAATGCGAGTAATTATGGATTGTGGAGTTTTCTACGGAATGATTACCGACTATAAACCATCTGTAAGTGGTTTAAACATATCTCTAACGCACGTAATTAACGAATGGACATATAGACAAGTCCCAACGAATTATGCGGTTAAAAACGCTCTTATAAAGAACGTATACGAAAGTGAAGATATGTATTATTCGACTCAGTGGAAGATGAATTTTGAAACTGAGATTGATAATGAAAAGATTGACTACGTTTATTCTAGACAATCTAAATTGGATGCACTTACTAAAACTTGTGAATTGACACCATCTGTTTATTGGAGAGTTCCATTTACAAATGATAAGCAAGTTGAAATTGGATATTTTGGGAAGAAACAACCTGTTATGCTTTCTAATAAACCAACATTAGGAAGAAACTATAGAATCATTGGCGAACCTACAATGGAAACTGATTTCTCAGATGTTATTAACCTTGCTACAGTTTATGCTAATAAATCTGATAGTGGTATGTCCTCTTTATCTCTGAGAGAAGTATATAACGATAAAAGCTTGCAGAACCCTAAATTCCCTGTAGTTATTTTGAGATCAAACATAAATAACGAGCGTGATTATGAATATGTAGACTTTCCTAAATTAGCTCCTAACAATCAATTGGAGTATTCCATTATTGATACAGAGTCAGTTGGATATGAAAGTGGTGTATTCATTGAAGGAACATTTGCTTTTGATGATTTATCACCATTTAGCTTAGAGGACATGACAAAAGACTCTAAAGACTATAAATGGGTAATTCCTAAAGAGCAAAGATTTTTAACTGATACAGAGGAAATAAACAATGCTAAAGCCTTATGGCACTCTTTAAAAGACATTTGGAGCAAATCTGCTATTGCTGCTTTATGTGGTTCATGTCATGTTGAATCAACATTAAATCCTAACTTATATCAAATGGGTGATGTTCCTGATTCTCAAAAAGGATTTGGATTGGTTCAATGGACTCCATACACACGAATCACTAATTGGCTTGGTTCTCATGGGTATACAAGCTACACAATGTACGGAAAAGGGGAAGTAGCTAAGTTGATTGAAGAATGGTCGACAAATGCTACAAATGGGCCTTGGATTCCTACTCCTTCATATAACATTACATTCCAACAATGGTCACACATGGAAGCCGATATGAATTACATGGTAATGGCTTTTATGGCAGATTATGAACGTGGTGATACATCTATTGATTTACAGTATCAAAAACGTATTGAATTTGCTCAACGTATTTATGGCTTGATTCCTGAGTGGGAACAAGACGATAACGGAACTACAACCGATACGGATAAAACACAATCTCGTCCTTGGAACGCTCAGAATTTTATCAACACATGGAATGGTCAATCTATCGACATGGATGGTGTACCTCCTGAACAACCATATCAATGTGTAGATGCTTGGAAAAAAGCATTGCAGACATTAAATTATCCTGACCCAACGAGAGCTATTGGCGGTGATGGATATGCAGATTACATTTGGTATAACAGAGATGAATTAGGCTATTCTCAATTCTTTGATTATGTTGATACACCTCAATTTGGTGATTGGTGCATATTCGGTAGAGGTGGTGACACACCTGCATCACACGTTGCAATGTACGTTTCAGATGCTGGTAATGGTAGAGCTAATTTCTTTGGCCAAAACCAACCTTATCCGTATTGCAATACCACAACAATAAGTACATCAAATATCATTGGTATTTTCAGAGTAAAGAGTGTTTATGTACAACAGAACATTGACCCTGAGTCTACAAACGGAACTACTATCATTACTGATAACGATAGAATTTATGCGGCCAAGGTTGTATATGATTGTGCCTGTAGAAAACTAATTAATGCAAGAAGAAAGTTTGCTATCAACGTTTCTTGTGAAGCATTACCTAAAGAAGTAAACGTAGGCGATAGAATCAGATTTATTTATGATCTCAATTTATTGCAATTAGGAAGTTGTAATAGATACATGAAACGTATTCTAAAACAAGACGATTGGTTCTATATCACAAGTCTACAAAGAGAAATAGATAAAACAGGAATTGAAATAGATACATTGACACTAGAGAAATTCCTAAGAACAGATAGAGACGGAAAGAGTGGTTAGTTATGGATATTAGTAAGGCGATAAATATATTAGCTGATAGTGTCTATGATTTGAAAGAAAAAGGAAGATACAATTCCATTCAACGTAGAAACCATATAGTTGATTTTTATGGGTACGAGTTCCCTAGATGGGGATGTTCAAGTTCTAAACCAGCGGTAATAGGAATGTCAATTTCTCAGGATTTGATTTATTATGAGCGTTTTGAGTTTAAACTAGTAATAGATAATTCTACTGCTACAAACTTTAATGTTGAGATTGAAGGGATAGACATGACACCATATTTCAAGCAGCAATTCAACGGAGCGTGGATTACAGGCAATGGACTATGGCCTGGGCAATACTCGAATTTTGATGTTCTTAAAGCTTGTGGGTATCTTTCAGAGGATGAGAGAAATAGAATATTAGATCCAGGATATAAAACAATCAAAGTAACAGGAAACGGAAATTTTGATTGTACGTTAGTAAATTATCTTAAATATAGTCATGTAAACAGATAAGAGGTATCTATGAATAGATATGAACAAAGGATTGAAAACCTATCAAATCATGTAAAACAAAATCCTAGAGATTGGCAGTCTGCCATATCGCTATTGAAACTGAACAGTCAACAAATTGACTTTAAAAGAAAACAAAAACAACAGTCTGCTAGATTGTCTATCAAAGCATACAAAAAGGAGGTTGTGTAGATGGAAAACAAATATAGCACTTCGGGAATTGGAGAAGATATTATCCGTAGTTTTACACAAATTGCAAGTGCAGAACTACATGCTAAAACCTTATTAGAAAAACGTATTTCTGAGGTTGAAAATGGATTGATTAGTGAAGAAGAAATTCCTGATAATTTAGAAAAGATTGAAGCATTAAAGGATGAAATTGATGATTACGCAAATATCAGACGTTCTCAAATGCTTTATCTATACAATTCTTTTGGTGGCAAAGGGGATAGAGAACAGTGGTGTTTAGTTAAACATTTAAGTATGGCTATGTACACTGCATTTGAAGCATATCAAGCTTCGGATAGAGACCCTGAATTATTGAATATTGCTTTGGAGATTAACAAGAAGTTTATTGAAGCTTGTACTAAGTTCTTAGGTGTAGAAATTACTTCTTGTGCATCTTGTTTCGCAGACATTATGAAAGCTGGAGGAAAATAATATGCAACCTGTAGTATGTAATAAAGATATGGCAGTAGTATTTCCTTTAAAAGATGGTGATTGCGAATTTTGGCTAGAAATTGTTGATTCTGTAAATGATATTACTAATCCAAGCAGAGACCATGCGTATGTGGATTCAAAAGGATTGTTCTATATCTACAACGGAAAAGAAATTCAAGCAATCAACGACCATGCGAATTTGAAAATCAAGTGGGGAAATATGATTGGCGATATTTCTAATCAATTGGATTTAATGGAAATTCTAAATCAATTCGTAAAGACAATTTCTGTAAACGGGACAAACATTGCCAAAGACAACGAAAAAAACATTGCTATTCAAGTGCCTATCACAACTATTAAATTAGACGGAAATACAATTAGTCCTGTTGATTATATTGTCAATCTAGATTTAGCTAGTGTTTATGCAAAGAAAACTGAAATCCCTAAAAATGTATCTGAACTTCAAAATGATGCTGGATATATTAAACAAGAAGTTGTAGATCAATTAGTGCCTATCAAAACTATTAAATTAGACGGAAATACAATTAGTCCTGTTGATTATATTGTCAATCTAGATTTAGCTAGTGTTTATGCAAAGAAAACTGAAATCCCTAAAAATGTATCTGAACTTCAAAATGATGCTGGATATATTAAACAAGAAGTTGTAGATCAATTAGTGCCTATCAAAACAATCAAGGTTAATAACGTAACGATACCGCCTGATGAAAACCATGCAGTAAATATCGAAGCAATTCGTTATAAAGTTGGAACTGCCGACCCTACTACAACAAATTGTCCTAACGGATATTTCTACTTTCAGATAGGAGACTAATCTATGGCTTATGTAGGTGGAGGATGGGAATTACTTGCAAGCCATCTGATTTGGGCATACAGTGGCAGATGCAATATGTATTTCCAAGTATACGCACGGAGCGAACAAGATGCTATAAATAATAGGTCTACAGTCCATACAAGAACTATGATTTTAGTTGAAAATAAAAACCCAAGCTATTCAGGTTATAGTGTTGAACAAGATTGGTCAGCTGGTGTTACAGGAGCGCCGGATTACAGTAGCCATGCTACATTAACAGATGGTGGTGCTGGTACGAACAAGGAATATGTTCTACAAAATGGTTCATTTACTGTTGACCATGATTCTAATGGTAATGCATCAAGCAAAGTGCATTATTGGTTTAATGGAACATATACAGGAGCTATAGGTAGCCCTACAAGCACAAATATAGTAGACATCTCGCTTCCTAATATTGATAGAACCGCAGACAAGGCAACAATAAGCAATGTTGGAAGTACATACAAAACAATGTATTGTACAATTTCTGTTCCGTTTTATTCTGAGGAAAACCAATGGAGTCGTGATGGGAAAACATGGACGGATTGGAATAAAGCAATAAAAGCCGATACGCCTTTTGTAGATACATGGACAGGATTAAAGCCGAACACAAAATACACTGGATATTATCGCTTCAAAAGAAAATACAATGGAGTTTGGAGTGAAACAGTCGATTTTACTGCAACCACTAAATATCCTAATGCGCCTTCAAAAGGAAGTGTTTCTTTAAGCTCGGTAACGTCCAATTCTGCAAAAGTTAGTTGGAGCGGATTCTCATTAGGAGAAATGGCCACGGATTATTCTTATCAAACATCTAATGATGAAAAAAAATGGACAGACCAAGGTAAAGCAACAAGCTTAACTCTTAGTGATTTGAAGCCTAATACAAACTATAAATTCTATGTAAGAATGGTCGATAACTATGGTCAACCTTCGTTAGCAGCTAGTACATCATTTACAACATTGAACCCTGAAAAACCAAACGTAGGTGATATTGAATGTACACGGTTAACACCGTATGGCGGTATGTTTGCTTGGTATGGATTCTCTGTAAATGAAGGTGCTACGATAGACCATTACGAATATTCGCTAGACAATTCAAATTGGATTAACGTAGGAACTGATACGCAAATTCATTTAGACAATTTAAGCCCTGAAACAAGTTATACATTATACGTTCGTGTAGTTGATAACTTCAGTTCTAAATCAGATAGTGCTACATGCGATTTTAAAACATTGGTTGACCAATTTAAACTTGCGTACAATACAAACTTGTATCAAACAGAAATTCTAACTAAAGACGGAGTAGACATCTTGGCTAAGAATGGAGTTAACTTGATTGTTGATACAATTGGAAAAGAGCGATTAAGGACTGCCAAGGTTTTCTACAACGACAATGGAGTTATAAAGAAAATAAAAGCAGTTTACTACAACAAAAAAGGTAATATTCAACACTATAAAAGCTATGAAAATTAAATAGGAGGTACATATTATGGGAGTTAGAATACAAGAATTGCCTGAAACAACAGGTATTAACAAGGAAGATTTATTGATCGTTGAAGATGGACAAGGAACTAAAAAAGGTACTGTTCAACAGTTAGATGAAGCACTAGGGGTTAGTCAACTAAAGGAAGATTTAGTTAACAAAACTAATGAACTAAAGGAAGATATACAAACACTGTCCAATGATGGGCGAATCAGTATAAATGGAACTGACCATAACTATTTCTTTGGTGGTGGTATAAATTATTCAGATTTAATTATATCAGATAAAACTTTTACAAAAGTTTTTCCAATCGAACATGGAAAAACGTATCGCATTATAAATACCGGAAATATTTGTGTGATTGGATTCGCTAACGAGGAATATGATAAAGTCGGAAAAGTAAATGACAATGTGGAAAAAGCGGAGAAAATTTTTGATTTTACAAATGATAGTGAATATACGTTTCTTTACGTTTTTTACAGCACTGGTAATAAGGAGAAACAAGGGGACTGTTTGCTTGAAGTGTACACAAATATAGTCTTAAAAGAAAATCTTGATGTATTAAATCAGTATATGTCGAATGCTTTTAATAAGATTACCATTGTTGATGGAAACATCAGAAAGGGATATTATGTTAACAATGATGGTCATATTTATGCTAACAATAGAAGCGATGCTCATACAGACATAAAAGTGCGTCGTGGCTATAAAATACGCATCAAAAATGCTTATTGTGCAAATAATAGAAGTATTTGTGCATATAATGAAAATGGAGATTACGTAAAAACTCTTGCAACGAATACAGGAGAATCAGCGTTTAATGCTGAATTTGATGTTGATGATTATGATAAGATTTCTGTCACGTCTAAATCTAATGATGAAATAGTGATTGAATATATTGGAATAATACCAATGCAAACAACTGATTCATTATGTGAAAGCATAGATGAAAGGAATGCAACATCAAAGGGAACGGGAAATTATTATAATATGCCCGCTTTTGTTCTCAATCAGGGTGAATTTACAGATGGCTATTTAGCAGGGGACTCGGTGTTTGAATCTACAAGTTTATACTATACCCCATACATCTCGGTATTTGATGAGCAGGTTATTACATTAAAAAATGCGTTCGTTGGTGGATTTACAAAAGCCGTATTCTATGATGCTGATAAAAAATATATCGGGCATGTGAAAGCAGATGATAATTATTATACATCAACATATGATGTTAGAATTCCATATGGAGCGCACTATATGCGCTTTAATGTGAATAAGGAAACTGATTTTAATTTAGTTGGCGTAGAGTACACTCAAAAAATTGAACGCAATTATAAAACATTAAACCTTGTGAAACGATGGTATTCGAATTCCTATGAAAAAATAGACCAATTATTCAAAAAAGCAACAGAAAAACCAATTTGTTGTATCATAGACGATGATTCACCTTCTGCGGAAGCCATGGAAACCTTTGCGACAGTAATGGAAAATAACGGAGTTCAAGGCACAATCGCTTGTCTAACTGCCATAATGGATTCTCAGCAAGATTTAAAATCAAAGTTACTAGAATTAGAACGGAGAGGACATCAAATTGTGTTACACGGCTATACACAAAATGAGGCGTATAAGACAGCGAAAAATGTTGGAGATGAGAATTACAAAATTGCGGAAGATGATTTTGTACATGGCCTTCACGACCTTATTTCAGCTGGTTTTGTTGATTGCAAGTTTTGGGTAACACCTTATGGCGTATCGCAAAAGTGCTTGCAACAGCTTGCTCGAAAATGGGGAATGGAGTGTTTAATTACTACTGCACAAAAAGAATTCAACAGAACTGATGGAAAATTTAGCCGATATGAAATTCAACGAAGTGGACTGAACGCATCGGATACTGGCACACTGTCGCAAGAAGAATTGATTGCACTTGCAGACAAATGTGCGGTGGAAAATGGATGGTTGCTAGTGAACACCCATATAACGAATGGTTGGAATAATGACTTCACAAGAATCAATGAGTTTATTTCGCATTGCAAAGAAAAGGGATTTGAGTTTATGACGCTTGGTGAAGCATGGAGAATTCGTAAACCTATTTATGATTGGTACGATACATTCTAATCAACTAAATAAGAATTTATTTAATTTGTTACTTGTGCTTGATTATTTTAAGCACGTGTAGTAAGTTTAACTTAGGAAAAATGCATAAAAAAAGAAGTTGGAATTGTCCGCTAAAACATCATCCAACTTCAACCTTGATTAGGTCGTTTTTATTATACCATAATTTCGACCGTTGACTATATTTTTTTATGCCAGGAGGAGAAATTATGAAAGAACAATTTGTGAATGAATTTATTTCGTCTTTATCAGATGATTTTGATAAAGATATTTTAAGTGTATTGTTTAAGAAGTTAACTGTATTTGTTAACGGTTATGAAATAAAGCCTATTGAAACATCTGTAGCACTTTATACAAATTATATGCCTGAGTGCTATCAAACATACTTCGTAACAAGAAAGATTGAAGGAATGAGTATGAAGTCTTTGGAGATGTACGATCTTTACTTAAAAGATTTTTTTAGACAAGTACATAAGCCTATTAAAATGATTACTACAAACGATATTAGAGTTTATCTGTATAAAGTTCAGACTCAAAGAGGAATAAGCAACAGAAGTCTAGATGCTAGAAGAACTGTTATCAACGCTTTCTTTGAATGGTGTTGCAATGAAGAATATATAAATCGTAACCCATGTAGAAATATTAAGAAAATCAAGTATGAAGAAAAAGAACGCAAGCCATTATCATCCATAGAACTGGAAGAATTAAGAAATGCTTGTGTAACACTAAGAGATAAAGCTCTTTTTGAATTGTTGTATTCGACTGGGTGTCGTGTTTCAGAAGTTGTAAACTTAAATAAAGCAGATGTTAATTTTGAAACTAAAGAAGTTGTATTATTTGGTAAAGGCAATAAACATAGAATATCATACATAAATGCAAGAGCAGAGATTGCTTTAAAGAATTATCTTAATTCTAGAAATGATGATAATAAAGCGTTGTTTGTTTCAGACAGAAAACCACATAAGAGATTATCAAAATTTGGAATCGAGAAAAGAATAGGACAACTTGGAGAATTAGCTGGAATTGAACGTAGGATATTCCCTCACTTGATTAGACATACAACTGCTACAGATGGTTTGAATCGTGGCATGGTTGTTGAGGAAGTCCAAGCTATTTTAGGGCATGAAAACATTGCTACAACAATGATTTATGCTAAAGTATCTAAGAACAATGTAAAATTACATCACACAAAATGTATTGTATAAGTTATAGGACGTGCTACATAAAATGTACGTCCTTTTCTTTTCATTATATAATTGAGATGCCATAAAACAGTACCTCAGAAAATATGAGAGAGATGAAATATTTTTGGAGGTGTAAATTTATGAATGTACAAGATTTTTTAACTTTATTACAGACTGCTGCTACTTTAGTTTGTGGTGGATTAGCTTTATATTTTAAATTCAGTACAAAAGCTAAAACTAAAGCAAAGGAAGTTCAAGAAGTGATTTCCAAAATTACTGCACAAGCAGTAGTTTACATTAAAGAAGCAGAGGACAACTACAAAGATACAACTAATGCAGGTGGAAAGAAGTTTGAAGAAGTTGTTAGTAAGCTTTATGATCTAGTACCTGATGCATTGCATGGAATTATCACAAAAGAAATGATTAGTGAAATTGTTCAAAGTACTTTTGATGAAATTGAAGAATACGTTAAGATTCAATTAGATAATGGAATTGATAAAATCAACGTCAAAGGTGACTAATGGGAAAAGTTATCACTATTGATTTAGAATATGTTTTATGGCTTACAGGTTTCATTGCTTCCGCTTGGGGAGTAGTAAAGATTATTAAAGAGCTAAAGAAACCTAATGACGATTTAAAAGAAACTGTTAGAAAACACGAAGAATGGTTATCAAGAGACAATGAGAGAATAAAATCAATTGAAAGTTTAGTTATCACACAAGAAGGGATTAAGAAAGAATTGAATAAACATTCTAGAATGTTAGGGGAACATGAGGAAAGATTAGAAGAAGATAAGCAACGTGGTAATTTGACATTAAAAGCAAATATCGCAATTATCAACAATATGCTTTCTGAAAACGACAAAGACAAGCTCCAAGAAACTAGAGACGAGATTCAAGACTTTCTGCTAGATAAAAACTAAGGAGGATGAAAAATGGGAACTCCACAAGAGTTTTATAACTATGCTATCAATAAGGTTTTTAATAATAAAGGGCAAATAATGAACATTAATTATGTTCAAAGTGGTGAGCCATATGGTGGGCAATGTGTTTCATTAATTCAAGGATTGATGGCATGGGGAGGAAAACCATGTATCGCACGTGGCCATGCCAAAGATTGGTGGTTTAACAGAGCAAATAATGGTGTTTTAAGTTATTTTGATGTTGTTACGGGTGCTCCCCAAAATGGTGACGTTGGAGTGTCTGTAGGCGGTGATGCAAGATACGGACATATATTTATCTATTGGGAAGGTAGAGCGCTCTCTCAGAACGTTTTAGGCAACCCTAAAGCTATGTTATGGCCATTAAACTATCAAGGTGCTATTTGGGGATATTTAAGACCTAAATTCTATACTAATGCTTCTACATATGATGCTTCTCAATTGATTAAAGAAAATGGAATGGCAACTTTCAACAATGATACTGCTATCGTTATTCATAGAGATACACCAACAGGTGCTTCTTACGGAACATTTGTAAAGGGCGAAAAACAAGTCTATACAGAAAAATGGGTAGGACTTGGACATAGATGGATTTCATGGATTCATACAAATGGAGTTAGATGTTTCGCAGCAGTCAGTGGCAGTGAATCATATGGTGTTGAACCATGGGCAACAATCGGTGCTCCTGAAACACAAGATATTGAATTAACTCAAGAAGATGGAATTGCTGAATTTATTGTTGATGGTGTGCATAAGCACTATGATAATCCAAGTGGAGAAATATTTGGACAATGCAATTCAGGAGATGAGATTCGTTATTATTGGAAGTGCGTTACAAATGGACATAGATACGTTGTTGGAAAAGAAGGAGACAGAAAGTTCTTTGTTGCAGTGTCCGCTACAGAGGATAGAAGCCAAATGTGGGCGAAATTCAGAGCGCCTGATACAAATACTGAGGAAGATGAAAAAGAGCCTTCTAAGCCTTCTACAGAGCCTTCTAATCCACCTACAACGGATTACACTAAGAATGTTAAGGGGTACGGAATTGATATTTCAGAACACAACAGTTCAGATATTGATTTATCAAAATATGACTTTGTGATTTTGCGTGCTTCCTACGGAGAATACACTGATAAGAAATTTGAATACTTTGCAGATAAATGTGAACAATTAAAGATTCCTTATGGTGTGTATTGCTATGATTATGCGTTAGATGATAGTCAAGCTAGAGCGGAAGCAGAGTATGTATATAATCTAATCAAAGACAGAAATGTTCAATTAGGTGTATGGCTTGATATGGAGGATGCAGATAATTACAAGAAGAAAGCTGGTGTCTTAACAAAAGAAAGATGTTCTTTCTCTTGTAAAGTATTCTGCGACTATATGAGTGCTAAGGGATATTATACAGGTGTTTATACTAGTACTAGTTGGCTAGGAACATTTGTAGAAACAACATATCCTATTTGGATTGCAAATTGGGGTACGAATGATGGTAATATTCAATCAGACCAATCTAGTATTGGTGTTATCCATCAGTATGCAGCTAACCCGATCGACAAAGATATAATCTTCCACGATATTGATTTTTATAAATCAAATCCAAAGAAAGATGAATCAACAGACGATAATGGAAACAAAATCAATGTGACAGGAATCAATAAATTGATTGAACTGTTGCTAAAGATCGTTGAAAAAATCGCTAATTTGTTCAAATAATTGTATATAATGTACGAAATACGACATCAAACGCTCATATTTGCACAAAATATGCAAAAAAGAGGTTTATATGTTTGTAAATACATTATGATCTTGTGAACTATCGTGAACGAAAATTTAATTGGTGGAAATGAAAATCATGTTGCTCCTTAAATATCACGCAAGCTCGAGATAGCCAATTATAAAATAGCTCATCTACTAGAGTAGAAGGAGTTTCCTAGGACGTATGATTTATACGTCCTTTGCTTTTTTGTGTTAAAATATATGCACATAGATTAGCAGAGTGCACAATGCGACCAATACCACAATATGGTATAATGTCTATGTTAGCTTGATGTACAAATCCAAGTTAGGCATATGGATTTATTAGTATTGATCTATAGTCATTCCAAGCGTGACTGATTGATATTATTTTTATGCAAGTCGACTACAAAGAAATATTATTTTCTTACCACTGAATAGAGTACATTCTAGAAGTACTTGAAAGGTGGTTCTTTTTATATAAAATTCATACTGATATGATATAATCATGTTGCTAGGAAAAGTAGAGTGATAAAGGCCTAAGCTCTCTTTGGTGTAGTGCAAATTGCAGACGTGCAATTGAATCTTAACATTTCTCTTTGTGGCACTAGCAAACAACTACAAAATGTGACAATTGCTAAAAGCTCCCCTTTTTAGATACTGTCACCAAAACGATTCCATACCTCATCCACATCAGGTATGGTTTTTGTTTTTTTAACAAATCTTGAAAATTATATGCTATATTATTGATGTGTTCTTCATGGATGAACACACCCTTTCTAAGATAACTAAAACTTATGCAAAAGAGTCTCCTTACCAAGCGGGAGACTTTTTTGTTTATATATTATAAGGAAAGGAAACAATAATATGTTTGTGGCATGATATTGGCATAAAATAGCCTTGTTTTTCACCTATTTTCACTAGTTTTTTATAAAATTTATATGTTATCTAAAGAAAGAGGGAAAATTACATGGCAGTAAAGAAAGATGAAAAAACAGGTACGTGGTATTTCTATGGTTCGTACAAAATGAAGAACGGAAAGTATAGACAATACAAGAAACGTGGCTTTCCAAAAAAGAAAGATGCAGTAAAAGCAGAGATCATATTCAAAGAGAACGTTAAAGACCCATACAAGAATATCACACTTGAGGAATTATTTAATATCTATGCAGCATATACAGAAAAGAGAATAAAAGAAAGTACCTATAAAGTTCAGAATAGATTGCTTGAAAGATGGATTGATATTTTAGGTGATGTGAACATAAAGTCTATCACAACAAACGATATAGAGGTTGCAATGGAATTAATGATTAATAACGTAGGATATGAAACTGCAAAGAATTATTTATCTAGAATCAATAAGATGTTGAGATTCGCAGTACGAAAAGGATATTTAGAAACAAATCCTTGCTCCCCTGTTGAATTGGCTAAAAATCCAAACGAAAAGAAAGTCGAAATGAAGTATTGGACTTTGGAACAATTCAATCTGTTTATTCCTTATGTTGAAAATCCTTTGTATCATCTTCTATTCGACAATCAATTTTATATGGGGATGAGAATTGGTGAAACACTAGCGTTGACTTGGGAAGATGTGGATTTAGAAAACAATACGATTGCAATTAAAAAGACATGGTCAAAAGATTTGCATAAAATCACAACTCCAAAAACTCCAAACAGTTATAGAACAATCACAATGCCCCAGTTCTTATCAGATGAATACAAAGAGTTTAAAGAGATGTTGGATGTTCCTGAGAAATCATTTGTATTCGGTATAGATATACCCGTATGCAATACGACAGTTAGAACGAGGATGAGAGAAGCTATTAAACTTGCAAACGAAAATAACGAAGAACAAATACCTATCATTCGTATACACGATTTAAGGCACTCATGTGCTTCGTATATGATTGGCAATATGGTAAGAGATGGAAGCTCACATTTTAGCTTATATGACGTTGCTAAGCGCTTAGGAGACAATCTAAGCACTGTATTGAGTGTTTATGCACATTGGCTACCACAAGCCGATAAAGGAATTGCTAAATTAATGGATAAAGACAAAGCACTAGATTAATTTCTAGTGCTTTTTTGTTGGCAAAAGAAAAACACACCCTTTAGCGAGTGTGCTTCCCATGAAATAGAGAGAGATGAAAATACAGTTGCCTATTTACAGGCACTTAAAGTTTATCATGTTTCGTTGCGGACGTTTTGTGCTACCTCTAATTATCAGATGATTATTATTCATCAATTCCTCGTTGCTTTCGTATGGTGTCAACAAACATTATTACTGATTCTATATCGTTATCAGTTAAATCACATACTTTGTCGAATAATTCATTAAGAAGATTATGGCTAGATAATTTATTACATATGGTCTTTAATCGTATGTCTTGTTTGTTTGGTCGTTTTTCAACTTCATATCCAAGAAATACAAGTGGTGATACATTAAAAATTTCTGCCATTTTTTGAATTGTTGATCTTTTCAAATTTTCAACTCTTCCTTTTTCATATTTTGCTATCGCAGATTTCTGAACGCCTAATTTTTCTCCTAATTGTTCTTGTGTCCAATGGTTTTGCATACGTAGCTTTTTAATCATTTCTCCTGTTTCCATTTTCATATACCTTTGTCAAATTATCGTGACCTCCTTATATATTGATTCTAACAAATATGTATCGTGAAATTCAACTTACAGTTTAATAAGTTTCTAAAAAAGACACATTTCATGTTGCAAAAAGATAAAATAGTGATATACTATAAGTGTCTTAAAAAGACGCCTCAAAAAAAGGTGGTGATAAAATGGATAAGAAAAAATTAAAGTCATTAATGGTATTAAATAATGATACAGGCAAAACATTATCTCAGTATTTAGGCATTTCTGAGCAAACTTTTTCCATGAAATTGAATGAAAAGCATGGTAGAAGTTTCACTAAAGATGAGGTGGAAGCAATATCTAATAAATACTCGTTAACGCCTCAAGAAATGGTATCTATTTTTTTTAAACATATAGTGTTTAAAAAAGACACAATTCAAATTTAACAATTTGCTACACATAAACAGAAAGGAAGGAGATTGAATAAATGAATGAATTATTTAATGTAACTACAAACGGTGACAAGTTAACTTTGTCGGCTAGAGAGTTGCACAAAGAATTAAATGTTACGGACAGATTTACAAGATGGTTCGAACGAATGGGAGAATATGGATTTGAAGAAAACATAGATTTTACAAGTGTGAAAAGTTCCACACTTGTTAATAACGGAGCAACTAGAGAGTTACAAGACTATCAAATCACACTAGATATGGCAAAAGAAATTGCAATGCTACAACGCAATGAAAAAGGAAAAGAAATTCGAAGAAAGTTAATCGAATTAGAGAAGGCATGGAATAGTCCTGAAAAAGTTATGGCACGTGCATTAGACATTGCACATAAAACAATTGCTAATCTTCAAATCGAAAACGAAGAAATGAAACCGAAAGCGATCTTTGCAGATGCAGTTGCAACTAGCGATACTTCAATTCTAATCGGTGACTTAGCTAAATTGATTAAACAGAATGGCACAGATATTGGTCAAAAACGATTATTTGAAAGAATGAGAAATGACGGATATTTGATTAAGAAAGGTACTTCAAAAAATATGCCAACTCAAATGGCAATGGAAAAAGGATTGTTTGAAGTTAAAGAACGAACAATAAGCAATCCTGATGGTTCAACAAGAATCACGAGAACTACAAAAGTGACAGGCCAAGGTCAAATTTTCTTCATTAATAAATTCAAAAATGCATAAAACGATAAGAAAGGGTGAATAAAATGGCAGAACCAAGTGGAAGATTAGAAAGTGACAGATTAGATTCAATTAGATTATTCCAAGACTCAGTGCATTGGGAAGGAAAAGTTTTTGATGTGCTAATTAAGAACGGATGTTCTAAGGAAGATTTAGTAAACGTATCTTCAATGCTTCAAACCATTTATATGTGTGGATTTGAAGTAGGGAAAAGATGTGCAAAGGAATGAAAGTGTTGCTTGGCTATAGAGACATCATGGAACTTGGTGTTTCTAAGAAAACCGCATACAAGATGTTGAATCTCATATGCGAATCTGAGGCTTACAAAAAGTCCAATCTATCCAAAGTTATAGATACAAAGAAAGTTCCAACAAAGTTATTTATCAGGATGTTTCCTGAGTTCAAAGAAAGGTGTGAACAACATGATGAATGTAGATGATTTAAGAGAGTTAGATGACAACAGATACATTGATGAAGATGAGGAGGAAGAACAAGATGAGTACAGTTACGAAGACTACTGCTACGACTTCTGCAAAGCAGAAAGAGACGAAGAAGCCTGGTTCTAAATCAACCGCAAAGAAGAAAGCAGTTGAGTTAGGTGATTGTATCACGCTTCCTTCTTTTGCTAATAACGAGTACGAAACTCAGTATTCAATGCTCGTTAGAAGTCAAAAGCAGACTCATATGGTTAATCGTGCTGCTAAATTCAATTACATTTGCTCGTTAATCTGTTTCTTAGTTTCTCTAGCTTTCATTGTGATAGCTAATTGGTACATAAGAGGTTTGTAAATTGAGGGGAGGAAGTAAAGATGAATCTTTACCAAGACACCGATAAATTCAGTGTTGAAAAGTATGGAAGTCATGAAGAATGGTTAAAAAAACGTGGACGTGGTATTGGTGGCTCGGATGCAGCGTGCTTCATGAATTTAAACCCATGGAAAACGCTTAATCAGTTGTGGCATGATAAAAAATTTGGCTCAAAACAAATCACAAATGATGCTATCGAGTATGGCAATACTGCAGAGCCTTGTTTAAGAACGCTATTTCAAGCCAAACATCCTGAGTTAGATGTGCAATACGTGGATAACGTTACATTGGTTTCTAAAGAACATGAGTTCTTGAGATACAGTCCTGATGGATTGATTTACAACAAGGAAACCGGTGAAAGAGGAATCTTAGAAATTAAAACATCAAAGATTATTAATTCTCAGAGTTTGCAGAAATGGGGTTCTAAAGGAAACGAAACAGTTCCTGACAACTATTATTGCCAAACATTAGAAGGATTAATTGTTACGGATTTTGACTTTGTTATCTATTGTGCAGAACTAAGATTTGCAGATGGTGATGCACGAATTATAGAGCGTTCATATCGTAAAGAAGAAGCTTTAGACAGTATGAACGATCTAAAACAAGCAATGTTAGAAAAATGGGATAGGTACTTCATAGGTGATGTAGAACCACCTATCACATTGTCTATATAGAAAAAGAGGAGATGGAAATATGGAATTTAATTTAGAGGTACGTGCACAAAATGGAAAAGTGTACACAAATGCTAGTGAATTATTACCTGATATTCAAGAAGGCTTAAAGCACTACAACTATGTAGTAGATGAAGGCAACTACAAGAAGGCTAAAACAGATAGAGCTGCTTTAAACAATTTGGTAAAGCTTGTATCTGATAAGCGTAAACAAGTTGAGAATGATGTCTTTGCACAATGGATTCAGGATAAAAAAGACATTATGCAAGTCGAGAAAACTATCAAAGCAGCATCCGATAAATTGGGTGATGGAATCAATGATATTGATAATGCAGAGAAAGAATTGAAGAAAAATCAGATTAAAGAGTTGTGGTTAAATATGACGAACAACAAATATCCATTCGATTTAGTTTTTGAAGATAGATATTTAAATAAGTCTGTTAAACCTAAAGAAATTGAAGAATCGTTGAATAACAAGTTCTTGAAAGCCGAAGAACAATTATCATTCATTGAAGCTTCTTTACCTGAGGATGAATTACAGGCAGAACAAGTTATCCAATTATTCTGTAAGACTTTGGATTTAAGCAAAGCTACGGAACGTATCAACGAAATTAAGGAAGCTAAAGCAAAACTTCAAGCTAAAGTGAATGCTCAAATTGAACAATCTAAACAAGCACAAATGGAAAGAGAAAATGTAGTTCCTAAACAAGCTCCATTTGAAACTCCTCAGGCTCAAAATCAGACAGAGCCAAGAAGATATTGCGTGTTTAGATTTGAAGGCTCTATGAGCGAATTACAGGCTTTTAATCCAATTTTAAATAAGTTCATTCGTGAACATAACGTAAAAGTGACAATTGTAGAAAAAGGAGAATGTTAATTATGTTACAAAACAATATTGCAAAGAAAAACGATAATCAATTGGTAGAATTTTCTGCCAACGGAGAAAAAGTTAAATTATCTCCAGCTATCGTAAGAAATTACTTAGTAAATGGAAATGGTCAAATTACAGACCAAGAAGTTGTGTATTTCATTAATTTGTGTAAATCGCAAGGATTGAACCCATTCATTAAAGACTGCTACTTAATCAAGTATGGAAGCACTACACCAGCTCAAATGGTAGTTTCAAAAGATGTTTTCTTGAAACGTGCCGAAAGAAATTCAGAGTTTGATGGTTTAGATGCTGGAATTATCGTAATTAATAACGAAAGCGGTGAGTTAACTTACCGAAAAGGTGCTTTCTACTTGAAAGATCGTGAAGAAGTTGTAGGTGGATGGGCAGATGTATTTAGAAAGAATGTATCTCATCCAACTCACATTGAAGTCTCATTTGAAGAATACGCAGGAAGAACTAAGGACGGAAAGCTTAACTCACAATGGAGCACGAAAGCTGCAACAATGATTCGTAAAGTTGCGATTACTCAAGCATTGAGAGAAACATTCCCTAACGATTTCCAACAGATGTATTCGGAGGAAGAAATGAATGTGGATATGAAATTGGATGAAACTCCAATTCAGCAACCTACAAATATTGTCGAACAAGCACCTGTTCAAACATACTCAGAACTTGATGAACCACAAGGGGCACAACCCGAAGGTGTAAGTCTTGTATAAATCAAAACGTAGCCAAGCTACAGATATAGATTTAAAAACTAGAAAGTTGGTAAAAGAAAGAGATCAAATGTGCATATTTTGTGGGAGTACATATCGCATTGAATTAGCACATACAATTCTTTCAAGAAGCAATGGCGGACTAGGTTGTGAAAAAAACCTAGTCTGTGCTTGCCAACGTTGTCATAGAATCATGGACTCAGAAAGTCCTAAAGGAAAGAAATTGAGAGAGATTGCAATTAAGTATTTAGAACGCATCTACGGACATATTGATGAATCAGAGGTGAAATATAATGCTAAGTCAAAATGAACTGTTGTTTAAATACAATCCATTCAAAGTTAAATATTGGAAAGATGAAGAAATCCAAGAACAACTTTCAATCTTGGTTGACGCATATATTCCTGATGAAAACGCAGTGATGGAAATGGCATTGAATGTCGAAAACCTTGCAAATCAAATGTTCTTAATTGGTGAAATGATGGCTAGATTACAGGAACAATCGAACATTCTTAAAGCAGATATTGAAAATAAAATGACAAACGCAATTTATGTTGAGCGAAGCACTTGGGAGCGTGACCATGACGGAAAAGCACCGAGTATTAAATTCTTTGAAGCATTAGCTTGTCAAAAAGTAGCTGATGAAAGAACTAAGCTTGCAAAAGTCGATTCTGATTTAAAGCGTTTTAAAACTGCTTATGAAAGTATCGAAGCCAAGATGAATGCTACCAAGAAAAAAATTGAGGTCACTAAGTTTGAAATTGGAGGTGCGTAAGATGATTTTAGGCATTGACCCAGCAAATGAATACAGTGCATTTGTTGTAGTTGAGAATGATTTATCGGCAGTTGTAGATAAAGGGAAAATTCCTAACAAAGAATTGCAAGATAAAATCTCAAATTGGAAAGCAGAGAATTATCCAATTGATTATGTGGCGATTGAAGGAATACAGAGTTTCGGTATGCCTGTAGGTCAAACAACATTTGAAACTTGTTACTTTATAGGTCGTTTATTAGAGCAATTTGAAGCTTTCGATATTGAACCCACATTAATATACCGAAGTGAAGAAAAAATGACTCTATGCCACTCTATGAAAGCTACAGACGCAACTATTAGACAAGCGTTAATTGATTTGTTCGCTAAAGATACTCCAAACAAAGGAAAAGGAACAAAAAAAGAGCCTGGATATTTCTACGGATTTAAAAGTGACATTTGGAGTGCGTTTAGTGTCGCTATAGTGTTTCATACAAAGTACATAGGAACAGAATGTTAGGAGGTGTGAAGTATGGCAGTGATTAGAACTATTAAGAACGAGAATTACACAACTATGTGCAACACTCATCTAAGAGATAAAAACCTATCGCTTAAAGCAAAAGGATTGCTAAGTATGATGTTGTCTTTGCCTGATAAATGGCATTATTCAGTTAAAGGCTTGGAAGGTATATGTAAAGAAAGTAAAAACACGATCAATAGTGTTTTGAATGAATTGGAAGATAACAACTATCTTGTAAGAAGAAGAAGATACTGCAACGGAAAAATCAGTGAGTGGGAATACATTATTTTCGAGAATAACGAAAATCATGACGAAGAATTACTACATCTCAAAAATGAAGATATAGAAAATGAAGATATAGAAAATAGGGACGTATATAAAATAACTAAAGAATTAAATACTAAAGAATTAAATACTAATGAATATAAAGAAAAAAATAACAAAAAAGAAAGTGTTAATTCTGTTATTTCTAGTTATACAGAAAACAAAGAATTACAGGATGCTTTGCATGGCTTTGTTGAAATGCGTACGAAAGCAAGAAAACCTCTTACTGTTAGAGCAATGAAATTATCTTTAAATGTATTAGATAATTTGGCAGTAGATGACATGACAAAGATTGCTATTGTAAATCAGAGCATTGTACATAGCTGGCTAACATTCTATAAATTGCAGAATAACAACAACAACGGTCAAAGACAATTGACGAGAAAAGAAATGGGGTATGCGTTTTGACATTAGAAGAAACCGAAAGAATCTTACAGGTGCTAAGAATCAATTACCCAATGAGCTACAAAAACATGACTCAGGAAGATACGCAAGCATATTTAAAACTTTGGCAAGTATCTTTTAAGAATTATGAATATTTAACTGTAGCAAATGCAGTTAATCAAATCATCCAAAGTGATACAAGAGAGTTTGCTCCAAATGTAGCACAAGTAAAAACAAGAATTAGTAAAACTGCGATTGGAAAAACTAAAGAGTGTGGAGAGGCTTGGGAAATCGTTTTAAGGAACGCTAAGTGCGACCCTCATACGAGTAAGGTAAACTACGATAAACTGCCTAGAAACATTCAGAAAGCGCTCGGAGGGAGCTATTTGTTAAGAGATATTGCGTGGAGTAATAAAAAAGACTTGCAATATTACCGAGACAGATTTTTACAAGCTTATAAAGAGGTTTGTGAAGAAGAAGTACAGTTATTAAATTCAGGACAAATCAGTTTGGAAATGTATCAACAACACGATCAATTGCCTGCCCCTCCAAAAAAGGAGGAAGGAATGAAGATGTTGGGAGATTTGATGAATAACCGATAAAAAGAGGAGGGGTAGTAAGTGCAATATTATATGTTGGATAAAAACGATATATCAGTTGTACGTGGAATCGTATCTTCAAAAGAAGTAATGAGGGAATTGTGCATTACAAATGCTCAGTTCTCCAAAATGGTTCGGAACGAGGAAACTTACAAAGGATGTATTCTTCTTCCTATTGAAATGGATGAGGAAGAAAGAAGAAAAGTAACAAGTGAAGATGCTGAACAATTCCAACTACTCGGCGAAAGTAAAACAGGAATCAGATATTACATTACAAGTTATTTAAGAGTTGTTTCTGTCGATTTAAAAGGAAAACAAAGGGAAATGAAAGCTAAAAAGGAAACGGAATCAATATACAGAGTTGTAGTGAACTTTAAAGAAGGAAAACGATACTTGAATGTATTGTTTGAAGCCTACAAAGCTTTTGTCGGGGAAATAGAAAAGAATGATTCTATCGTTTGGGATGGAGAAATGAAAATTGAAAACCTAAGAGTTATTAAACTAGCTCAGATACAAGGATTGAGAAACAAAAAGAAAGTGAGAATAGGCGATACAGTCTATAGCTCAATCGCCGAGTGTGCTAGAAAGAATTTCATTTCTAAATCACATATGTATCAGATGATAGAAGGAATCAGACCTAATTCAATAGGTGTTGAATTTGTATAAAGGAGTTGAAAAGAAATGAACAGAGTTATTTTATCAGGCGAAATCGGTAGCGATATTGTTTTAAAGAAAACTGCTACAGGACAAAGCCTATGTAACTTCTCGATTGAAGTTAAAGAAAAAGGAAAGAATGGACAAGAGTTTAAATCTTTCTTCGATTGTACTGCGTGGGGAGAAAATGCAGAACATATTAATCAATATGGATTTAGAGGACAACATATAGCAGTTGACGGAAAGCTTCAAAAAAGCTCATACACGAACAAAGACAATCAGAAGGTGTATAAGACTAGCGTGTACGTAATGGACGTAGAATTAGCTTTAAACAATGCGACAATGCCACAAACACAAGCTTATCAACAACAAGCAAGTCAACAATCGTATCAACCACAACAACAAATGCAGCAGCCACAAACAGTACCATTTACAAATCAAGTAAATTATCAATCATATCCTGAACATCATGATAATGACGAAGGGATGCCATTTTAGATGATTGCGAAAAGGTATGATGATGAACTTATGTACAGTGTTCAAAAGTGTGAGGGTGATAACAAATACAAATACTGTACAAAAGACGGAAAATTAGCTTTTAAGAAACCCAGTAAAGATTTTCTAGGGGCAAAAAAGGAAAACATTATGAATCTGTATGTAATCGAAGGAAGTCTATACATTGGGGAATATGTCGGAAAATAACGTTTACGGAAGATTTGCTTCATTCTTCAAAAACTATGAATTAAAAGAAGCGGACAAATACATTAAGCGTGTGTTTCCAAACGCTGAGCTTTATTTAGATTACGAGCACGCACTAGTCTTTGAAAGAATTAGGGAAGATGAAGAAATTGATATTGATTATCATACAGTGATAAACGGAGTTGCTTATGATGGGACGTTCACAAGCAATTATAACGAGTTAGTTAAATATTTTGATGAATCAAAGGCTCAAGAAAAGAAATCTAATGTATTCACGTGCAATGGTAAGAAATTTGAACAAGAAACGTTGTTTTAGAAATAGAAAGAGAGGAACAAGAATGAACGAACATCAAAAGCGAGTGAAGATTGAATTATTCAATGATCACTTTGAAAATGCTAAAAGATACCAAATCCCACGTGCCCAATTAATTATTGCAGATATACCGTATAACATTGGTAAAAATGCATATGGTAGCAGAAGTGATTGGTACGTGGGGGGGGACAATAAAAATGGAGAATCAAAGAAAGCTAATAGTGAATTCTTTGATACTGACAAGGATTTTAAAATCTATAATTTCTTCAATTTTTGTACTCGATTATTAAAAAAAGAGCCAAAGGAAAAAGGGCAAGCACCATGCATGATCATATTTTGTTCATGGCAACAGTTGAATGAGATTACAGAGTATTCAAAACAATTTGGTTTCAAACATACGCAGCCATTGTTCTTTGTAAAGAAATCATCATCACAAGTGCTTAAAGCAAATATGCGAATTGTAGGTGCTACCGAATGTGCTTTGGTTCTGTGGCGTGACAAATTGCCTAAATTTAGAAATGGTAGACAAATTGGAGAAGATGGAAAACCGATTAAAGGAACTGGAAAAATGATTAAAGATTGGTTTGAATTTGAACGTGATGGAAAAGATATACCGAAGATTCATCCTACACAAAAGCCCGTAAATCTGTTGAAACAGTTGATTGAGATTTATACAGATGAAGGCGATGTGGTGATTGATCCAGTAGCTGGAAGTTGTTCAACACTTAGAGCTTGTGCGGAATTAAAAAGAAGTTGTTATGGATTTGAAATTAAAAAGAATTTTTATAACCAAGCAAAAGAAAAGATGTTGTCCAACATAGAAACACAATTGTTTTAAAGGAGTAAAGAATGAAAAAGAAATGCAAAGTGTGTGGTAAAGAGTTTGAAACTAAAAGCAACAGAGCAATTTATTGTAGTGATAAATGCAAACGTGCTGCTATTAGAGAAAAAGAAAAACCATCACTAATTAAAAGAGCAAAGGATATGTCTAGAGATAAAAATAAAGTTTACTCATTGTATCAAGGCAAATGTGCGATATGTGGATGGCAGATAAGTGAAAATTTGGTTATTCACAAAGGAAAAGCGTTGCCTTCATACGGTTGCGAAATACATCATATTGTGCCTGTTTCAGAAGGTGGAAGTGGTGAATTAGATAATCTGATTATGTTGTGTCCTAATTGCCATAAAAAAGCAGATTATGGAGTTATTACACGTGAAGAACTTAGAAAAGCTCAAAAAAAAGAATGTGATAATGAAGATTTGAGCAATAGACCAGAGCTTATGATTGCTAAATTACTAGGATTATAGAAGGAGAAACAAATGACAAGTACAGAATTAATTAAAGATATGTTGGAAAGACAGAAAGCATATGATGCGGAAGTATTTAAGAAACATAATGTAGACTATGTTTCTAAAAGCCAATTAGAAAGTGCATTGTTTGATGAATTAGGAGAATTGATGCACGCTCAAAAATCGGACTGGTGTTGGTGGAAGTTCACTCAAGAACCTAAAGACGAAGCTAGTGTATTTGAGGAATACATTGATGTTGTTCACTTTGCGTTGATGTACGAAATCAAGTTTGGCTCAGGATGCTATCAAGATGAGGATATTAAGTGGAATTACAACAAGCTAAAAACGGATTTAGGATTTGGACAGGCATATGCATTTAGTTGTGTAATCAGTTTAACAAGAGATGATAACGTATTGGCTTATGTTCTAGCGTTGGGATTGCATTTAGGATATTCGTTTGGGGAAATCTACAACGAGTATATTCGCAAGAATGAGATCAATAAAGAAAGATTGGCGAAGGGGTACTAGACTTGGGAGAAATAGTTTGTATGTTATACAACTTAGCAATAATTGGAATCACTTGTTATATGTGTGCAAATTATAGTTATTGGTTCTTATTGTTATTGTTGTTAACAGGCAGTTATAAAAGTGATAGGAATGAGTAAGTAAATGAGTGGTATTTATATAGTTATTTTTCGCTTACTAGAACTTGCCTTAGTTAAAATTACAGTTGATATAGTTTTTTTCTTTATTAATAAGTACAAAGAAAAAAAGCTACTAAAAAGAATGGAAAAAAGGAGACTGAATAAATGATTAATTTAAAAAACGGATACGGTATCGTATCTGATGGAAAAAGCTATACGCTAATTCAATATGCAATTCAAACTAGTAAAAATGGTGAGGAAAAGGAAATTCAGAAATCAATTTCCTTTCACTCTACATTAGAAGGAGCTTTACAAGGCTATTCAAACTGTAGAATGGCAGATTTAGTTAGTAACTTTGATATGGATTTAAAGGATGTTAAGAAAGCCATTGACGATTTAAAAAGGGAGATAAAGGCATATGAATAAATACCAAGAATTGTTGCAAGTTCTTGAAAAAGAACATCAAGTTACATGCGAAGCAGCAGGGATAGAAGAGACCGCTCGTGCCAAGACATATTTTCAATTATTGAAGGATTTTATGGATAAAGAAACACCTAAAAAACCAATAGATATTGAGTTTGGACCATGTGGTGATTTGATGTTATGTTGTCCAACTTGCAAGCATGGAGTTGTGCCTATTCCAACGTATCACGGAAATAGGTATTATCCTCGTTGTCCTTTTTGTGGGCAGTTATTAAAAGGAGAAGAAGAAAATGAATAAATATAAAGAAGCGTTAGATGAGATTAAAAACATAGTGCTAGATAAAAATGGTGATGGATATCACACTGCGAAGTATTTACAAAACTTTTATTATAGCTCATGCGAAACATTACAAGAATTGGTTGAAAGAGCAACTCCAAAAAAGTTGGTAGCTACAAGGCATACACGAAGATGTCCAGCGTGTAATAGACAGATGAGTGATATTAACAATGCACATCCAAATATGAAATTTTGCCCAAATTGTGGGCAAGCGTTGGATTGGGAGATAAGAAGATGACCACATGGAAAATGTTTAACGAATCAAAACCACTGTTTAGTGATTTGTATTTAGTAAAGTTTAAAGATGGATGTTTTTTAGGCGAATATGGGGTTTGCTATTATAGTGACGAGCATAAAGAGTTTGGTGAATTTATATCTTTCTATGATTCAGAAAGAGATGAAGATGATGAAGCGTTCGTTTCTTGCAAATCTATTGTTGCTTGGGCACCATTCCAAAGAATTGATGAGGAACACAAAGAAAAAACTGCTTATCAGATGTTTAATGATCTTGGTTATGAAAAACGTGTTTTTGATGATTTTATTATGTATGAAAAAGGGGATTATACTATGCTTAAAATAATTGAGTTTCATTTGAGAACTGAAATTGTGCATTCTTATATAGAATACGCAGTAGGAAATGCAATAAAAAATTTAGATGTAGATGAATTAAAAGCTATTAATAAGCAATGTGAGGAGTTGAATTGGCTATGATGAGTGCTAAGGAAATGTTTAATGCATTAGGTTATTATGAAAAAGATGTCGGATATACTAATATTCTTTGCTACGAAAAGGACATTAGTATTCAAGATGTTTCGCATTATATAGGCTTACAATTTGTGCTTAACCACGAATATATTTCTATCTACAGTCATGTTGGAGGAAAATATGAATATGGAAAAGAACGTAATTATTCGTATGGAGCATTTAATGGGTTTGATGTTGAGTTATTAAGAGCAATAGAGCAACAAATGAAAGAGTTAGGATGGCTAGATGAAAAGACAGAAATAAAAGAAGCAAGAAATCCAGAAGTAACTAATTTTGAATATTACAAAGATGAAATTCTAGATAATTGCCTGGATAGTTTAGCGGTAGTCAAAGGGAGACCTAAGTTATGTTATAAAACTAATTGCAATGACTGCGACTTTAAACTTGTTCAAAAAGGATGTCATAACAAGGTAAAAGATTGGCTAAAGCAGACCCATATAAAACCAACATATAAATTAACTAAATTTGAAAAAGAATTATTAGAATGCTATTCAGATGTATACAGTTTTAAAGTATTTAATTCTTTAAACGGGATGAAGGAAAAGGGATATTTTAAAGGCATTGATGATAATGAATTAATTGGAGAAATCCTAGCAAAATGTGAGGTGGTTTGATGATTTATTTCTTTGCGGGAGTATTTATAGGGGGTATTGCTTCAACGCTCCTTTATTCCTTAGTTGTTTCAGAACGAATCAACGAATTGGAGCTTGAAAATGGTAGATTGATTGATGATCTTAACAAGGCAGATTATGAAGTTAAAAAGCTAAGGTATTTACATAAGGAGGTGTCTTATGAAGGCTTTGAGGAAACGAAATAAGCTAATCAAGGAAAGTACAGATGTACTGATTAAATTAAAAATCAGTGTTCCTGATGTAGATAACTGTAATTCATGCCATATCGTAGATTCATTACTAAATGAAATTTGGAATACTGCATGGAGTAAAGAAGGGGTCGAAGTAGAAGATTTGAAAGCTACATATGTGAAGGAGAAAACAACAAAATGATGTATTTAAGTATGGCAATCCATAACATAGCGGTAATGATGTTTACCGCATACATGGTAATTCACGTGCATCCTATTTGGGCAGTTTGCATTTTATTCACTCATAGAATTGGAACTAAAATTGTACGTGTTCCAATTGAGAGTGATAAGAATGATGCAGTAGATGATGTATATGGAATGGATTGGAATGAAGAAGATGATTACAACAACTCAAGTAGAGACAAGTTTTAACAACATAGAAAAAGCTCTGAAAGATAACGGATTCTATGCACTTTATGACGATATGGTATTAATTAAACAAGCTTTAATTGAGAGAGATAGGAAAATATACGGATTGCAGCAGCATAACAGAAATTTAGAGGATAAATTGGGAAGGATAGGAGGTTATCATTATGGAAATCCTAAACAATAACATTTATTGGTGTGACTTGCCAAAATATAGTAATACAATTCTTTATAAGAGGAGACCATGTATCGTTATTTCAAACGATATTCAAAATAAAGGAAGCAAAACAGTAAATGTAATTCCAATTACCAGCAATTTAAAAAGAGTGGATTTACCTTGTCATGTTATGATTGATACAGGACATGAGTGTGGAATGGCAAAAGCTGAACAAATTTTAACGATCAACAGAGAAAATGTTAAGTGGCATATAAAATCACTCGATTGGCAAGAAGCAAAAGAAGTAAAATGTGCATTATTAACTCAAATAGGAATTATCTAAATGCCTAAAAGAGATACAGAATACGAGCATTTCAAAGAAACCTGCGGAGGATGGTTTAATTACCATGGCAATATTGGTTTAAGAGCAGGGGATGTCGCAATGGCAACGCTATTTGATGAAACTGAATTAGTGCAAATTGTATTGACCAAACCTTACACTTTTAATAGGTGGTGGTGTAAGATCGTTGGTTTCAATAGTGATGGAATTGAATATCTAGTTGACAGAACAATGATATTTCAGATTTTGATTGATAAAGACTACAATTTGCGAAGAAAAAGAAGAAAAAACCCTTAAAATCAATTTAAACACGTCTAGAAGTGATTCTAACGAGCAAAATAGATTGAAATGAGTATTTGTTAGGGTAAATAAAGAAAAGGCTAAAAACACGTTTAAAACGATAAATATGTTTATAGCCTTTTTTAGTCTTATGTAGTAAAATATATGTATGAACACTTACAACAATTACATTATGTTTTTATCTGATTTAATGGCGATTGAACCGCCTGTCGTTATCTATCAGAAAGACGGAAAAGCCTACTATGGAAACGGGCAAAAAACAGAAAGTTTCCAATTAAAACAATCTGCCAAAGCAACAACAATCGTGAAAGAGAATAAAATCTATGTGGATTTAGATAAATTCAAGGATGAAATAGATCTTTATTTGAGCTTGGCCCATGAAGTTAGACATTGCGCTCAATATCAGGCGATAAATGATGTTGGATTGGCGGATATTGCTACTCCTGAAATGCTCAAAATTTGGAAAAAGGAGTTAAAAGAGTATAAAGGGAGCGAAAATGAAGGATATGAAACACAACATATAGAGTTAGATGCATTTGCGTTTTCGTGGTTTATCGGTGTATCTGTATTCGGGGTAGAATTACACTTAAACGGGGTTAGAAGTGGAAAGCAGCTACTTTCAAGCTACATACAGTTCATTTCTAACAACTACAGTCTTGAAGAACTAAGGGATTGCCTAGAATATTCAGGATTTGCTTATAACAGAAATCAAGCCTAGTAAAATAGGCTTTTTTTAATTTGTTTGTTGATAAAGACATCATGGTATGATATACTATGTGTGTAAAGAAAAGTACTTAGGTACTTAGGAGGGCATAACATGAAGCAAGTACATATTGGGTATCACAGTTTTACAAATTCAGGAATCGTAGAAGCAGTAGCAAACGTATTATATAAAGACGATTTCAATGTTGAATTATTTGGTGTGGATTTATGGGCAGATGAACTGCCTAACAATTATCAGATTGTCGATTATGGGTCAAGAGAAACAATGCTAGTTTGCGAAGATGGCGAAATCATTGATGATGCAGACGAAATCGCAGAATGGGAAGAAAAGAACTGTTATTAAGCAATAGAAAGTAGGAGGAAAAGAAAATGACTAAGGAACAATGGGAAAAAGAACATGGATATGTTTACGGACATAACGGAAGGTATTGTGATAATCCTGAATATTTAGGAAAATACGTGGAATATTACAGAAATAACGTCCACGAAACCACTATCGAAACCGATAAAGTTGAAGCAGAGGACGAAGAAGCTATTTTTGTTCGAGGTATTTGGCAGCCGAAGTCAAATATCATTGATGTTATGGAATAGAGGGGGTGTAAACTATGGCAAAAAGCAGTGAAGCAAGATTAAGAGCAAACAATAAGTATGCGAAAAAGAACGTAAGTCAAATTTGCTTGAAATACGTTACAAAGAACAATAGAGAGATTCTAGAAAAGTTAAATTCAGTTCCAAGCAAGGCAGATTATGTAAGACAATTGATCTTGCAAGATTTAGAACGAGAAAAGAAAGAGGCTAATAACAAATAGCCTTTTTTTATCGTCTTTTTTCACACGTCTGCATTGAAAAATGGTATACTATATGTAGTTAAGGAGTACCCAAAAAAGACCAAATATTGCCACTCCTTGACGAGACATTTTTTACTTCTACTTACTCAGGAATGAGTGCCTCGGGGAGACCTGAGGATATTATAACGGTGTAAGTGCAATATTGGAGAAAGGGAAAAGATGGAGATTACAGAGGTACGAACTAGAGAGGATATGATTAATAATTTAAAGGCTAATGGCAATTACAGTAAGTTTAAGCAAAATATGGCTGCTTCAAGAAAATCTTACAGTGAACGCATGGCAAATTATAAAATATCAAAGTCAAAAGAAAATGCCTCTGATCTAAAAGTTGAGTGGAAATTAATTGAAGGTTTTGACGGAATATACTCTGTAAGTAATTATGGGGAAGTAAGAAATAACAGAACTGGCAAACTGATGAAACCAAGTAAAAACGAAAAAGGGTATTTACACATCAATTTGACGAAAAACGGAAAGAAAAAAGCCATGAGAATCAATAGATTAGTCGCACAAGTTTTCATTCCCAATCCTGAAAATAAACCTCAAGTAAACCACATTGATTTTAATAGAGAAAATAATTGCGTAAATAATTTAGAGTGGGTAACAGCTCAAGAAAACACTCAATATTCTGTATGCAATAGAAAACTTCCAGGACAACAGAAAAAAAGAAATAACAAGACAGGCGAAAGAAATATAACACATTATAATGGCTACTATGTTGTAAGGATATATGGCAAAAAGTATGTATCTAAATCATTTAAAAACATAGATGATGCTAAACAATGGAGAGATTTAAAGCTAAAAGAAATATACGACTAAATCACAATACATTTTAGCCCCTCCAAGTCCAACAGTTTTAGCCCCCCACTTTCCAATAGCCCCTCCAAATCCAAGGGCTACAATCGCAACAGAAAATAATGCAATATATAGCCTAGGAACGCAACAGAGGTCGGGGGAAAAGAAACAAGAAACAAAGATTCAGAGATATAGAAACGTCCATACAGTCATATATGCGTAATAAACACGATAAGTTCCATAATGTTTACACAAAATTGGTTTAGGTTGGTTCATAAATTGTCACGTAGTCATATACTACTACTGAAATGAATAGGCAGATATTTCATTTCATACTCCTTTAGAAATTCTTTATTAATTCTATATCTTGTCGATTGTATGGTTTAAAAGGTTCTGTATTGAGCACACAGAGCCTATATTATAAGTGATTCTGCATATTTTAAAACGATTGATCTTTGAAAAAGTGATATATCTAAGTCCCTCGGCATATATATATAATAGGAAATAGGTTCGGGGGAGATAAAGAGGGGTTTTGACTTCGGGGGAAAGAAGAAGTGAGGAACTACATCCTCCACAGAGCCTTCCAAACCCTAATAGAAGAAGATATATACACTATTATTACTAGTATTAACTACCTATCAAGTTCTAATAAGGATTGATGGGTTTTTTTATTGTTTTATTTGCTGAATTAATCATTTGTTCACGAAAAATAAGTGAATTCCTTTATTTAAAGTGGTTTTTAAGTGTTCCAAAAAGAAAATTTTGTCAAGAAATAAAATAAATTTTGTATTTTGTATTTTGTAATCGGCGAAAAATTTTGTATTTTGTATATTTTGTATTTTGTAAATTGTTCACGATTTGTAGACAAAAATACGGTGTGGTATAAAAATTTCCGCTATTATATTCACGATTCGTGAACAAAAAGTGAAAAAAAGGTTGAATTTATAATGATACCATGATATAATAGTATTGTAGAAGGAGGTGACAACCAAAAATAAGACATAAAAAAAAACGTATATATAATATAGAAAGAAATATAGAAAGAAATGGAGGCAAGCCCCAAAAAAAATATATACGTCCTAATTATAACTT